GGCGCGTACGCCCACATCGTCCCCTACTGCGGTCACATCACCCAGGGCTACTACATGCACGGCGACCGGTGGTGGCCGACGTACTGGTGCGTCCGCCACGACCTCCACCGCGACGGCAAGTGCACCAGCCACACCCAAGGCGGCGGCCTGCTGCCTGCTCCGCCGGAGCAGCTGGCGCTGACGATCGGCGGTGCCCAGTGACCACCGAGACCTTCGAGGGTCCGGCCGCCCCCACGGCGGCCGCGGATCGCGAGCCCCCGCACCACCGCAACACCACCTGCTACACGAACTACCAGTGCCGCCTGCCCGAGTGCGTCGACCGGTACAACGCCAGCGAACGGGAACGCCGCCGCCTGAAGAACGAAGGCACCTACGAGCGGTTCACCGAGGCGAGCCCGGTCCGGGCACACGTCCAGCAGTTCATCGCGGCCGGCGCCAGCCCGCACGCCATCGCCCTGAAAGCCGGAGTGAACGACAGGACCGTCCGGGACCTCCTGCCCACACGGACGACCGGTGCCCGCACCCCGCTCAAGCACCGCATGCTCACGGAGAACGCCGAGAAGCTCCTGGCGTTGGCCCCGGAGGACGTCATCCCGCAGCACGTGGCTGCGCTCGGCACCAGCCGCCGCATCCAGGCCCTCGTTGCGAATGGCTGGCCCATGACCACGATCGCCGAGTGGGTCGGCCTGTACCCGCACTACGTGAGCGCTCTCATCAGTCGGGCCAGCCTGTACGACAACGCCCAGGTCAAGGGGACCACCGCCCTCAACGTGGCCTGCGGATACGACCAGCTCCGCCGGAAGAAGCCGGCCCGGTACGGCGTCGCCCGCCGGTCAGTCACCTACTCCCGGAACCTGGCGAAGGGCCGGAACTGGCCGCCGACCCGCTACTGGGACCAGTTCCCCGGCGCGCTCGATGACCCGCACTTCATCCCGGAGTACGGCAAGTCCCGTCTCGTGGTCGTCGCCGAGGAAGCCCGCTGGCTGATGACCATCGGCGGCCTCGACCGCGGCCTCGCCGCCGAGCGACTCGGTGTCGACCGCTCGTACATCGACCACGCCCTCAAGACCCACCCCGAGTGCGCTCTGGAGGTGGCTGCCTGATGGCCGTCCGCCCTGACGTCGCCGAGCTGCTCCGCGCCGGGCACGGCGACCGTACGATCGCCCGCCAGGTCGGCGTGTCCATCGGTACTGTCACCCGGGCCCGCGCGGAACTCGGGCTGCCGAAGGCCCGGGGCGGCTTCAAGGCAGCAGGCAGTGTCGAGGACTTCTTCTGGCGCCGCGCCAAGCCCGTCGACGGCGGCCACATCGAGTGGACCGGGCACCGCAACGGCAAGGGCACCCCGACCATCCACTGGAACGGCAACAGCGTCAGCGCGCTCCGCGTCGCCTACATGATCCGCGCAGGGCGTGAACCGATCGGCTACGCGCACGTCACCTGCCAGCACCCTGGCTGCATCGCCCCCGCCTGCGTCGCCGACTCTGCGGTCACCCCGCGCCGCGGCCACCACCGGTCGGCGGCCGGCCGCAAGCCGACCACCAGCCGTGAGCAGATCGCCGCCGAGTTGAAGGCGGGGCACTCCGACCGGCACGTCAGCCGCCTGTACGGAGTGAACACTGCCCGGGTCGCCCGGATCCGCGCCGAGCTCGGCCTGCCGGTGACCGTGGTGGAGATTGTGCCGTTCGAGGACCGGTGGTCTGCCCGGACGGAGCCGACCGACGACGGCCACGTCCGGTGGGTTGGCCGGGAGCGCGGCGACCGGCCGGTGATGCGGCACGAGGGCCGGGACCGCAGCGCACGCCGGGCCGTGTTCGAGCACCTCCACAGCCGTGAAGCGGTCGGGCCGGTCCTGCCCGGTTGCGGCTGGCGGCCGTGTGTGAAGCCCGAGCACCTCGAGGACGAGCCGATGCGGCAGCAGTTGGCCACCCAGTACGAAGCGATCTTCGGAGCAGCATCGTGAGCCACTACGTGTACCCCGACACCACCAGCCGTGACAGTGACTGGCGTGACCAGGCCCTGTGCCGCAGCGGCGTGCACGAGCCCGATCTGTGGTTCCCGACCGGGAGCACCGGCACGGCACTCCTGCAGATCGAGGAAGCCAAAGCCGTGTGCTGGCGCTGCCCGGTCACCGAACTCTGCCTGCAGTACGCGACGGAGACCCGGCAGGAGCACGGCGTGTGGGGCGGCCTGTCCGAGGACGACCGCCGAAAGCTGGTCAGGAGAAGGAACCGGAAGGCGGCCGCCGAGAGGCAGAAGTCTGCGTCCGAGTTGTACGCCGAGGCGTACCACGCGCACACGAAGCCGGAGCAGGGCGGTCACCTGGTGTGGACCGGGCCGGCCCAGATGAGCGTCGCGGGGAGGCACGTCTCGTTCACGAGGCTGGCGTTCGAGGTCGGCACCGGTACGCCGCCGTACGGCCCGGTGAAGGCCAGCTGTGACCGCTACCGGTGCGTGGCCCCCGAACACCTGACGGACGCCACGGTCCGGGCGGCACGGAAGTCCGTCGTATGACCGGGCCCGCGCCCGCCGGGGAGTGCACGCACTGGATCGGCGCCGAGCAGCGGCACTGCCACGCCACGGAGAATGTGCGCCCCTTCCTGCAGGGCCCCCGCTGCCCGGCACACAGCCCACGCGCCCTCCAAGGCCTCGAGGAGATCCCGCCCGGCCCGGGCATGCCGGCGGGGGCCTGGTCGACGCCGTCACCGCTGTCCGACTCCCGTGTGCACGACGCGCGGGCCATCGCGAGCGGAAAGCGCAGGGCCAACCCGGCCGCTTACCGGGCCGCGCAGGCGGCCGTCGGCCGCGCGCCGGAACCGGCGCCCGGGCTCCGCCTCGACCCGGGCCAACGCGACGCCACCGGCCGCGCGTGGATCCGGATCCCGAACGCCGACTACCTCTGCCCCGCCTGCCGCCAGACCGAGTCCGCGTCCGGCGACCAGGTCGCCCACTTCGCCACCCACATCGCAACCGACCACGCCCAGCGCTGCACCGCCACCCACTGACCGGCCGAGCGGCCCGGCCGCACGAATCGGCCGGGGCACCCACCAACCCTCAACAGGAGAACCCCGTGAACCTCTTCCGGAAGAACACCACTGGACCCGTCCCGCCACCCACCGGGCAGGGCCCGGCGATCAGCCTCGACAAGGTCCCCTCCGACCTCGTCAGCCTCGCCAAGACCGCCGCCGTCAGCCTCGAGAAGAAGGGCCTGACCGGGCAGCGCGCCGCCGTCTACCTGGTCCTCGACCACTCCGGCAGCATGAGCCCCTTCTACAACAACGGCAGCGTCCAGCGCCTCGCCGAACAGGCCCTCGGCCTGTGCGTGAACCTCGACGACGACGGCAACGTGCCGCTGATCTACTTCGGCTCACACGTCAACCAGCAGCCCGACGTCCGCCTCGACGACTACCACGGTGTCATCAACCGCACCCACCACCAGGTGGCGTGGGGCTCAACGGACTACGCCCGCGCCATCGACTACGTCTGCGACCTCCACCACGGCAACCCCACACCCGCCCTGGTCATCTTCCAGACCGACGGTGACCCCGACTCCCGCGCCGACGCCGAAGCCGCACTCCGCGACGCCTCGAAGGAACCGCTGTTCTTCGCGTTCGTCGGTTTCGGCGACAACATCCGCTTCCTGGACAAGCTCGACAACCTCCGCGGCCGACGCGTGGACAACGCCTCGTTCGTTCACGCCCGCGACCCGCTGCGGATGACCGACGCCCAGCTGTACGACGGCATCACCCACGAGTACGCCGGCTGGCTCGCCGCCGCCACGGCAGCGGGGATCATCGCGTGAGGCGCGCGCTCGCTGTGCTCGGCGCGGTCCTCACCGCGGTCGCGTTCACGATCACCGCCTGCTCCAGCAGCCCCGCCCACGGCCGGGTGATCAGCAAGACGTACCAGCCCGCGCACACCACCTGGACCACCCAGACCCGGACCCGCCGGGTCTGCACCACCACCCGCAGCCGGCGCACCTCCCGACGGTCCTGCAGCAGCGTCCCGGTCGGCATGCACAGGGCCGCCCACCACACCGCGGCCTGCTGGCAACTGCACCTGAACACCGGCCAGGCCCTGTGCGTCACCGCGTCCCGCTGGCAGCACACCCACATCGGCGACCACATCTGACCACCTGACCGGCCGCGCCTCAACGCGGCCACCCCGGGCGTCCAGGCCCCTACTTCCCCCTCGCGGGCCTGGACGCCCTCTCAGACCCGGAGAACCCCATGTACACCAGAGCCCCCGTCCTCACCGGCCCGGACCGTGCCGCGGCCGCCCGCGACTGCCGCGACTACTACGAGGCCGGCAACACCGTCCGCGGCACCGCGCAACGCTTCGGCCGCTCCTACGGCGTCACCTACGCCCTCCTCCGCGAGGCCGGCACCACCCTCCGCGACAAGCAAGGACGCCCCAGGAAGGCAGGCGGCTGATGGGCCTCTACCACTCCATCTGTCTCACCTACGGGTTCGAGATCCCCGCCGACACCGACATCGACGAACTCGACGCGCTCCTCGCTGACCAGCCGAAGGACCGCGAAAGCGTCGGGCACGTCGTCGTCGGCGACCGCGACCAGCTACTGCTCGTCACCCGGTTCGCCGGCGTCGCCGAGAACACCGTCGTCCGCCTCACCGCCGACACGCTCACGCCGACCGACGTGACTGCCACATGGGATGCCGCGCTGCACGAGATCGCCGTCCGCCTCGGCCACCCCGACCACCCGGCACCCGCCTGGCTGGTCGTCCACAACCACCGCTGACCGGCAGCCTCAGACCGTCTGGAGCCCACCATGGTCATCTCCCTCTGCAAGCACAGCTTCCCCGTTCAGCCCCCGGCGGGCAGCCTCGCCCGGCCCGGCGACTGCGCGTGTGGCCTCACCTTCCTCGAGGCCCAGGCCGAACTGGACCGCCAGGCGATGCTCCTCCGGGTCTGCACCGCTCACGACGGCACCTGCGAGGGCTGCCGCCAGCCCCGTTTCCTCTTCCGGTACCAGCCCGAGCAGCAGCCGTGGGAACCCGACGAACCACCCGCCCGCTGGCTGTGTACCCCGTGTTGGTCCCGAGCCCGCGAGAACGAAGAGACCACCGGCTTTGTCGATTTCAACGACCTCTTCGACCGCGGCACCGACGAGCAACTCGCCGCAGGCCTGCGAGGCGTCCTGTGACCGTCGCCCTGCTGCCGCCCGTCACCTCCGCGCCCGGCGAGTTCCTCCTCGGAGCCGAGGCGCTCCTCGAGGGCCCCAGGTTCGTCCGCACCCGCGCGATGACCCGCTGGCACCGACCACGCTCCGGCGTCCGGTACGGCGATGACCGGCTCGTCTACCAGCTGTGGTGCGTCAGCAGCGTCCACGGCGACGACTTCCTGTCCTGCGACGAACTCCCCGACGGGGACGTGGTGTGCGGCATGTGCGACGGCAAGGCCGTCGGCGCCGGCCAGGACACTGGGCCCGACGGCCGCCAGCTGGTGTTCCGGCCGCGAGACATCCACCCGCCGAAGAACTGCCCCGCCTCCCGCTCCAGCAGCCTGTTCGTCGAGCTGCCCGGCGGCCGCGCCGGCCGCTGCCTCGCCTGCGAAGACATCCACCCGATCCGCGCGATGGGCGGCCCGTACGACCCGCGGGCCGCGATCACCCAGCACCCGCCCGGGCCCGGCCTCGTCAAGCCGTGCCCGTTCCACCGCTGGCGGTCCCTCGTCGTCCGCGACGGACGCGCCATCTGCGCCTGCGGAAGAGAGGGCACGGGACGATGAACCTCCGCGGCCTACGTCTGAGCCTCGCCCTTGTGCGCGAGGCGACGGCGCTCGATGCCCGCGTGGTGGCAGGAGCGGCACTCTCGCTTGCCTCTCCGCACGATCAGGTTCTTCCCTGCGTACGGGTGGCCCTGCGGGCAGTGGGTCCGCGATCGTTGCTCGATCGATCGCGCGCTACGCGAGGTATTCACGCTCTGCGTGACGACCTCGAGGTGTGCAATCTCCACGCAGTCCCGGTGAATGCACCCACGCTCTGCGACGTGATCAATTGTCATTCCCTCGGGAATTGGGCCGACCTCGCGTTCCCAGGCTTCGCGGTGAGCGTACGCGGTGCTGCGAAGTCGCCCGTATCCGTTCGAGTGATGAGGGCCCTGCCAACGCAGGCACCCGCTCTGCGGGTCACGAACCGGCGCCGGGTAGTCGTCCCAGCTCTTCCGCCTCGGCGATGGCCGTCCTCGCTTGCCCTCGTTTCTGCACGCCATCGAACAGTATTTACGCGTCCGCCCCTTGGCCTCGATCATGCCGTTGCAGGTCGCGCAACGCAGGTCAGGACGCTCCCCGAACCGGACCGCGGTCGAGCAGGCCGCAGAGCAGTACCGCGCTGGCGTTTCTCCCTTGGGTGGGTAATTCGGTCGGTACTCGGCGTCGCAACGCTTGCAATTCAGCGTGATGTTCATGCGGGGCATAGGCCAATTCTAATCGCGCTTACCGCAGTTGACTCGGACTCCACAGAAAGAAGCGGAATGAATCTCACGCTCGCCCCTCCGCCGAAAATGGCGCGGCTACCGAGAGACAAGCATGGGCGCCTCGTTCCATGGTTCGTGGCCTGGATCGACGGCAAGCCCGACCATCGGGTTATTCGCGAAGGCGGCATTCACGACGCGCTGCGATTCCGTGGCTGCTGGCTGTGCGGCCAGCCACTCGGCGCGAACGCGGCCTTCGTGATCGGCAGCATGTGTGCCGTGAATCGGGTGTCCCCCGAGCCGCCGTCGCACCGGGACTGCGCCGACTACGCCGCCCGCGTCTGCCCGTTCCTCACCACCCCGCACATGCGCCGCCGCGACACCGCCCTCCCGGACACCGCGGTCGAACCGGACGGAATCATGATCCGCCGCAACCCGGGCGTCGCCGCCGTCTGGGTCTCCCGCACCTGGCGGCTCCAGCCCCGCCTGCGGCTGTGGACCGTCGGCGACCCGACCGAGGTCCGCTGGTACGCCGAGGGTCGCCCGGCGACCCGGGACGAGGTGCTCGCCTCCATCGACTCCGGCCTGCCGCTGCTCCGCGCCGAGGCCGAGAACGACCGGCGGCCGGCCGCCGCGCTCGCCGACCTCGAGGCGCAGCACGCCCGCGCGCTCCGCCTGGTCCCGGCAGGCGCCCCGTGAACCAGTGCCCCCGCTGTGGTGCCCCGGTGCCGCCGAACGCCGGGTTCTGCAAGGGCTGCGGTGCACCCATCGGAGCCCTGCACTGACCGGACGGATCTTGCCGAAACGGTCACGCAACATCACAAAGCCCCACACACGGTGCGGGGCCGGACGACGAGAGGAGGGGGCGGTGTCAATCGTCGTCTTCGGTCTCGACCAGCTTGCGCTCCTCGCCAAGCGCTTCGATGGCGCGCACGTAGAAGTCGTACGGCACGATCACGGCCGCTTCCTTCCGGCGGTTGACCAGGATCGTCGCTTCGCCGGCGAAACGGGAGCGCGAGATGACCTCGCCAAGGACGTTACGCGCCTTGGCGATCTTGGTCCTGCGCTCGATGCGGGTGGTCGCCATGCCGGAATCGTAGCGGATTCGCGCGCTTGCACAACGGCGCGAATCCGCTTTCTTAGCTATGATGCCTATGTGAGGCATGATCGGGTGCCGCCCTGAATACAGGGTCCTTCGCCATGCCCTGATCCAGTACGACCGAAAGAAGCCCACCTGATGGCACGAGCCCACGGCCGAGTTCTCTCCTCCATCTGGGAGGACGAGGACTTCATCGCACTCCCCCAGGAGCAGCAGCGGCTGTACCTGTTCCTGATCAGCCAGCCGAACCTGAACCACGCCGGCCTGCTGCCCGTGACGCTGAAGCGCTGGGCCCGTAAGGCGGCCGGGCTCACCTCGAGCGAGCTGGACGCCCAGCTGCGGGCGCTGGACGAGGCGCGGTTCGTCGTGCTCGACGACGACACCGAGGAGCTGCTGATCCGCAGCTTCGTGCGCAACGACGCCGTGTGGAAGCAACCCCGCGTGATGGGCGCGATGGTCTCCGGCGCGATGGAGATCGAGTCGCCGAAGCTGCGGCTGGCGCTCCTCGCGGAGATGGACCGGCTGCCGCTCGACGAGCTGAGCGTCGAGCCGGTCAAGACGAAGGACGGGCGGACGTATCCGTCGATCCGGGAGCAGGTCGCCGAGCACGTCGAGGCTCTGCGGAAGGTGCTCCACACCCCCTCAGAAAGGGGGTCCGGAACCCCTTCCAAAACCCCTTCCGTAAGCCCTTCGGCACCCCCTTCCGAAACCCCTTCGGTCCCGGAATCCGAGACGGACACCGAACACAACTCGCCTACCAGCGAGAACACTTCGAACGACCCCCTTCCCGAACCCCCTCGGGAAGGGGATAGCGAAGGGGATACGGAACCCCCCTACGCGCGTGGGCGCGGGCGCGCACGTCCGCGCGTATCCCCTACCCCTTCCCCTACCCCTACCCCAGAAAAGAGAGGGGGCGGGCGCGCGAGCACTCCAACCGACACCCCCACCACCCTCCCCGACGACTTCGCCGTCAACGACGCCATGCGCCGCTGGGCGAAACGCGACGGCTACTCCGACCTCGTCGACATCGACCACTCCACCGCCCAGTTCGTGAGCCACTACCGCTCCACCGGCACCCGCCGCAAGAGCTGGCCCGACGCCTGGCAGAAGTGGATCCGCGACGACGCCCAGAAAGCCGCCGCACGCGGTCCCCGCCCCACCCCCGCCGAACCCACACGGCCCTACCAGGCGCCCACGGACCACTCCGCGTACCTGAACGGATTCTGACCATGGCCGAACCCCACACCATCGCCCAGCAGATGCCGTCCGAACTCGGACGCCTCATGCGCGCCGTAGCCGAGCACTGCCCCGACGTGGCCGCAGGCCCCATCGACGAGACTCCCCGCCCGCAGGACCCTGGCCACCCGGAGTACCACCGCCGCCAGCGCGCCGAGTTCGCCCTCGGCCGCTGGATCACCGCCACCCCGCGCCGCTACCGCAACGCCGTCGCCGACCACCCATCCGTCACCGCCTGGGCCGACCGTGCGATCAACGACCTCGACCAGGCCGGCGACCTCCTCCTCACCGGCCCCGTCGGCACGGGCAAGACCCACCAGGCGTACGGGGCGCTCCGCCGCATCGCCGAATCCGGACCCCACCGGTACGAAGTCATCGCCGTCACCGCTCCCGACCTGTACGGCCGGCTCCGCCCGGGCGGCTCTGACCGCGGAACCGAGGACGAGCTGCGCCGCCTGTGCCGCGTGCCCCTGCTCCTCATCGACGACCTTGGCGTGGCCAAGCACTCCGAGTGGGTTGAGGAGATCACCTACCGGCTCTTCAACGAGCGGTACAACGCCTGCCGCCCCACGGTGACCACCACGAACCTGCCGCCCCGAGATCCGGACCCGCACGGCGCCGACCTCGCCAACCGGCTCGGAGACCGCCTCGTCTCCCGCTTCGCCGAGTCGACCACCATCGTTCCGATCATCGGCCCCGACCGGCGCCGCCAGCCCCCGACCGCCGCATGAACCGCCTAGTCGCCCCGCCCACACACCGCGAGCCCGAGGACTACCGCGGCCCGTTCGAACCCGTCCGCGCGGTCGTCGGCCACCGCGGTACGGACTGGTGCCACCGCTGCGACGACACCGCCAACCCGCACCTCGTCCACCTCGTCAACGCCGACAACCTCCCGCTCTGCCGCACCTGCCTGACCCACCTCAACCCGCCACTCCGCCGAGGCCTCGAAGCACTCAACCGACTCGCCCGCGTCCTCGACCAGCCCCACGCCTACCGGGCCGTAGACCTCGTCGGCGAATGGCGCGACGCCCTCGAACTCGCCCGACCCGAAGAGGCCTACCTCCTCCAGACCGCCGCCCAGCTCCTCGCCCGACACGTCGGCTACCGCCCAGCCGGCTTCCGCCCCTCGGAGATCACCGCATGACCGATCACCCCGAGTGGCAGATCCGCTGCCCCTGGTGCGGCTCAAGCCCCGGTAACCGCTGCACCCGCCCCAGCGGCGGCCACCTCACGATCCCCAGCCACGACGCCCGCATCCAGGCCTGGACCGACCAGCAGACCCAGCAGACCGGAGACCCGAAGTGACCACCGACCCCGCCGCCGACCTGATCGGCGCCGTACGCCGCTCCCCGAACGGCACCCGCCTCGCCATCCTCTGGCCCTCACCACCCCACCCCGCCCGATGGATGGTCACCGACCGCTGGGGCTCCACCGGCTACGAAACCGACGAGTCCGTTGCCGACTGGCCCATCGTCGGAGCCGTCCCGTACAGCCCCGCCGCCGGCATGGAACTCGCCGAGATCCCTACCCCAGCCCGCCAGGACAGCCAGAGCGCGAAGGCCGCCGCGCTCTCCGCGTCGCCCGAGGCCTGGCAGCGCCTCGGCAACGCCCTGCGCGAAAGCCGCGAGCATCTCCGCATGAGCCGCCGCCTGCTCTCCGAGAAGGCCGACGTCTCGGAGAAGAGCATCCAGATCGCTGAGGAAGGTCGCGTTCCGTCCGCGCGCTGGCCGCAGTCGATCAGCCGCATCACCCAGGCCCTCGGCTGGGAGCCAGGCGCCGCGATCCGCATCGTCCTCGCCGAGGACGGAGCCGCGCGATGACCCCCGCCGAGCAGTTCGCCGAACTCGTCACGCACCACGCCATCAAAGCCGGGTACGACCTAAGCGGCCCGCGCAGCGGCGGCCGGAAGCGCCTGGCCGACGACACCGGCATGTCACTGTCCAGCGTCTCCCGCATGCTCAACGGCCGCACCATTCCGGACGCCTACAGCCTCGAGCGCCTCGGCGAGGCCATCGACGTCCCGGTCACGCAACTCCTCGAAATCGCGGGTGTCGTCAGCCCCGGGAAGCTCACCGGCGCCCAACCGCCCGTCCCTGCACCGCTGACGGTCGAACAGGCCGCCGCCCGACTCGGGATCACGAAGCCGCTCAACGTGAAGCTCCTCGAAGCGATCACGGCCACCCTCCTCGCCGACCAGGCGGCCGCCCGATGAGCGCCTACGACCGGCTCCGCGACGAGCTGTGGCCCACCGGCACCTTCGGCCACGCACTCCCACCACCCCGCGAACCCGAACCACCACCCCAGGAACCCGACGAACCGCCGGCCCGACCCATCGAGCCCTGGACCACCGAAGAGCAAGACGCCCACTGGGCCGAACTCTGCAAGGAGGTCGGCACACCCGGCGCCCGCAGACCCCACCTCCGACTCATCACCGACGGACCCGACACCGACGCCGCCTGAGCACTGGAGCCCACATGGCCATCCACAACATCAGCCTCAACGACTGCCTCGAACCCGTCAGCCCACCCGAGAAGCTCCTCACGATCGGCGTCGTCGACGACACCGCATTCGTACGCATCAACCAGGTGCGCCACGACGGCAACACCGAGACGCAGACCGCATCTGAAGAGATCGCCGTCAGCCTCGCTTCCCTCCGCGAGGCACTGGAACTGCTCTCCAACGACCGCTGCCGCGAAGGCCTCCGGCCTGTGGAGCCCGACGGCGGCCGCGCCGCGCGCCTCACAGGCCACCGCGTCGGCATCGTGCCCACCTGACCTTGCTGACAGCCACGTCAACAACAACCGAACTGACCAGTCAGTACAGAAACCCCAACGACCGAACCCTCAGGAGCAGCACCCGATGGAAAACGCCACACACGCCTCTCAGAGCGCCGAACAGACCCCCGGAGCACCCGGAGCCCCAACCAACCCCCAGCGGCCGTCTGGCGGGTCACCGGAAACCCACCACGGGCCTTCCACCGGCCCGGCCCACGTCAAGCTCTTCCACCACCTCATCTACGGCTGGGCCGCCAGCGAGCCCGTTGCCAACCAGCTGCTCACCGCCCACCGCGCCGAGACTCTCGCCGGGAACGCCGACGCCATGGCGGAGCGGGACTGTCTCGCCATGGCCGTGCTGTTCGCGCAGCAGTGGAAGCCGGACGCGCCGATGAGCCTGCGCGAGGGCATCGAGGAGATCCTCGCGACGATGCCGGCCGCCGACGCACCCGCCGACTTCTTCCGGCCCGGGCACACGTACAGCACCACGATCTTCGGCGGGCCGTTCACCGTCGACTTCGTGGGCACGCACCCGGCCACCGGTGAGCGCTACGCCCACGGCTGGGTCCACTACAGCGACGACTCGTGGGCGCCGCAAGTCGTCACCGGACTCTTCGACCTCTTCACCGACGTCACCGAGGCCGGTGAGGGCCGATGACCGCGCGGGACGTCCTGGAGACGAACATCGACCCGGCCGTGCCAGCCGACATGGCGAAGGCCTCGATCGACGACTTCGCCGCCGAGGTCGTCGCCGACCGCGACACGGAGATCATGCGCTGGCTCGGCAAGAAGGCCCGCGAGTACCGGACCACCGGCCGGAAGGCGGACCGGGAACGGGCGGACCTCATCCTCAGCCTGGCGTCGAAGATCTCCCGCGGCGCCGTCCGCCCGAACAACACCCGCCTGCCCGCCGACGTCTCGCCGACGTTCTTCGAACCCGGCCGCAGCTACACCCGCGGGCGGTGGCATTTCATCTGCCTGTCCGTCGCCGCCGCACCGTGGGACGGGCAGGTCCGGGCAACTGGATTCCTCGACCGCGGCGATGGAACCGGCACCGTCCACGGGATGACCAGGGACGACTGGGAGAACGACGGCTGGACCGAGGTCACCACGGCACCGGAGGTGACCGGATGACCGTCGAGCGCCGCACCACCTGGCCGCAAGCCGCCGAACTCCAGCAGGCAGCCGACCTCAAACGCGCCACCGGCACCCCGGAAGACGCCGCAGTCGCCGACTGGCTCGAGGCCACCGCGAACGCCCTCGCATGGCTCGCCCCGTTCCGCGAGCACGAGCCCGGCTATCCCCTCTGGCAGACCGCCACCACCTACGCCCAGCTGATCAACAGGAGCGCACGATGACCGAGCAGATCGAAGACGAGTTCTCGGCGCAGGAGCGGGCCCGTGCGGTCGCCGAGCGTGGCCGGCAGGCCGACCCGTCCGCGTGCGGTACCTGCCGCGACCTGGTGGCGGCCGGCGGCCAGGTCGAGCACGACGAATGCGCGCAGCGCGCGGTGCTGCTCCCGGCGCCGGACGCGCCCGGGTACGAGCTGATCGCGGGCATGACCGAGGAGGAGGTGTGGGCGCTCCCGGCCCGATTCCACGTCCCGGTGTTCATGGAGTCGTCCACCCCCAATGCGTGGGTGTGCGCGGTCTGCTGGGGCGACGGCTGGAACACGCAGTGGCCGTGCAAGACCGCCCAGGACCACGGCAGCCGCGTGTTCACCCCCGAGCACGACGCCGAGACCGCGGCGAAGCGGCGGGCCGCCGAGCTGGAGCAGCTCCGCAAGGACCGCGACGCGTTCCGGGACCAGCGCAACGCCGTCTTCACCACGAACCAGCGGCTGATCGGCGAAGTCGAGGCGGCGGGCCAGGCGCGCCTCCACGCGGAGAACGAGACGCGGATCGCATCCCGGGAAGCCGAGACACTCCGCGCCCGCGTGACCGAACTCGAAGCCGAACAAGCCAAGTACGTCGGCGCCGAGCCGACGATCGCCGAAGAGATGGCCTACCTGAGCCGCTGCCTCGACACGGTCCTCGACCTCTGCACCAAAGCCGAACAGCAGGCCACCCGCTGGGAACAGCCGCTCCCCGTACCCGACTGGGTTACCGAAGTCCGCAAAGCCGCCGAGGGCCTGGTCGAACGCGCCATGTACCCGCCCGCCCTCCCCTGGGCCCGGCTCATGGACCACGACGACCTCGCCGCCTTCCTCCGTGACCTCGACGCCGGCATGCGCGACGCCGCCCGCCAAGCGCATTTCACCGGACGGCCGCAGGCACCCGCGGTCCTCGCCGCGCTGGAGCATGCCTGCGCGACCTGGCGCCCCATCGCCGAAGCCCAACACGCCCACAACACCGCACCCGGACCGGACACCGCGACGGGAGAGACCCGATGACCCACCGGCTGACTCCCGAACGCGACAGGCAGTGGCGGACGCCCGGACAGGGCCTGCGCAGCGACGACGCCGACACCCATCCCGCGTGACCGCAGTGGGCCGCCCAACTCCCGGGGCGGCCCGCACCCCACAAACCCTGTTAAACCAACCCAACTCGGCTTGAAAGATGAGAAAATGACGGCACGCGGCAGCAGCAACCAACCCCAATGCGCCAGCTGCCACCGGCCGCTGAAACACCCCAGCCCATCCGGCTACGGCCCCATCTGCGAACGCCGCATCAACGGCCCACAACCACGCCGGGCCCCCGCCGCCAGGCCGGCATCAGCCCCGGGACCGGGCCAGCCCGAACTCCCCCTCGACGACCAACTCGCTCTCTGGGAGAACCAGCCGTGATCCTCCACGACACAGCCACCGCCTTCATCACGATCATCGACCGGGCCACCCTCGCCGTCGAAGCCCTCGCCGCCGCCCTCGCCGTCGTGCTGTGCGTCATCGGGTTCTGCGCTGCCCCGCTCATCGCCTCCCGCACCCGCCGCACGGTGAAGCGCCCGCCTGCGCCCGTCCGCCGCCGCGTCCCCTCCTGGGCCCACACCCAACCCCGCAACTACGACCCCGCCGCCTAACCACCGCCAGCCACCCGAACGGAGACCACCGATGCCCACCATCCACGACGCCGCCCGCATCCTCGCCGACCACGGCCTCGACTCGGACACGGCAACCACCGCCGACCTCATCGCCGCCGCCGACCAGGCCGGCCTCGACCACCCCGACCGGGAGCAGCAGCACGCCATCCGCGGCGCCCTCACCGAGGTCCAGCCGTGACCGCCGCATGCCTGCCGCCGATGCTGCTCACCGTCCTCAACGGGCTCATCCCGGTCCAGGCCGCCCGGATCGCCGACCTGTCCGCAGGCGACCGCAGGCGGCTGGCCGAGCAGTACGCCGACGCCCTCGCCACCGGAGCCGACCGGCTCACCGCCCCCGGCAACTTCACCGACCGGCGGGAACGCTCCGCCGCCCTGACCGCGCTCGCCGGCGGGATCGCCATCGGCGCCATACAGCCCGGCGGCATCACCTGGGCCGGACACCACTGGTGCACACGACCGCATGTGAACTGCGTCAACGAAAGGAAAGCCGCGTGAACCCCACCCCGTACTGGAAAGACCGCGAGGCCGGCCTCGCCCTGTACCTCGGCGACATGCGCGAGATCCTGCCCGCGCTCGGCGTGCAGGCCGCCCTGATGATCGCCGACCCGCCGTATGGCGACACCGCCCTCGACTGGGACCGCTGGCCCACCGGCTGGCTGAAGACGGCCGCCGCCCACACCAACACCCTGTGGTGCTTCGGCAGTCAGCGCATGTTCTTCGACCACCTCGAGGAGTTCCGCGCCGACTGGACCCTCAGCCAGGACGTCATCGGGCACGACGAAGACGGACAGCCGGTGTACGGCGACGTGCACGTGGTGTGGGAGAAGCACAACGGCAGCGGCTTCGCCAAAGACCGGTTCCGCCGCGTCCACGAACACGCCCTGCTCTGGTACCGCGGCCCATGGGACGAGCAGCACCGTGCTGTGCCGCGTGAGCGGGTGTACGACCCGAGCGACCGGTACGAGCGGCGCAACGTGACCGCCAACTTGAAGCACACCGGGAAGATCGGCCCGCACAACCATGTCCGCGACGGTAAGCGTCTGATGCGGTCGGTCATCAAGGTTCGGTCCATGCACGGCCGCAGCGTGAACGAGACGCAGAAGCCTCTCGGGATCGTGGAGCCGTTGATCCGCTACAGCTGCCCGCCCGGTGGGCTGGTCGTCGACCCGATGGTCGGCTCGGGAACTGTCCTTGAGGTCGCCCGTCTTCTGGGGCTTCCGGCTATCGGGATCGAGAAGCGCGAGTCCCAGTGTGAGGCCGCCGCCCGCCGCCTGGACGCGCTCACCCTGCCCGCGGCCTGACCCAGTCCGCTGTCTGACCGCCGTCGCCCGCACCATCACCCCGAAAGGACCCGCCATGACCGACCAGCAGCCCACCCGGGCGCTCACCATCCGCCAGCCCTGGGCCGGAGCGATCGCCCACCAGTCGAAGCGCGTCGAGAACCGCTCGTGGAAGCTGCCCGCCCGGTATGAGGGCGCCCGCATCCTGATCCACGCCGGAGCCCAGCTCGACCGCCAGGCCCAGGTGTACGGCGACCACTTGGACGTGTACTCCGCGGTCGTCGCCGTCGCCACCCTGTCCGGCTGCCACTGGTCCGACGAGTGGCAGTGCTGCGGCTACTGGGCCTTCGAGCGCGCCTACCACTGGACGCTCGCCGACGTCGTCGCTCTGGACGAGCCGGTGCCTGCGAAGGGCCGCCTCGGTATCTGGACGCCCGACAGCGAGCTGATCGCCGCCGTCACCAGCCAGCTGCCCGCCCCCCGGTCCGCCGCCGTCTGAGGAGCCAGCCGTGACCAACCTCCGCCGCGCCGCCCTCGCAGGCCTCACCTACGCCGCCAACTTCATCGACCGGTTCGGCTGGCACCCCTGCGGGCCCGGCAGTCACCTCGACCTGTGGTCCCACCTCAAAGTCGCCGCCGGGAAAGCCGCCCTGGAGTACGGCGAGCACGCCGACGACGTCAACGGCCTCATGGGCTACCTCCTCGCCCAGGAGCTGGAGACCAACTGCTTCCACGACTGGGAGGCCGAACCGGGCCGCACCGCCGAGGAGATCCGTGCCGCGCTCCTGGCTACTGCCAGCCCGGTGCCTGGCCAGCCCGCGTGACCACCAACGCCACGGCCGGCGGCTGCACCAATCAGCCGCCGGCCGGGCACCCCGAACCCTACTGGAGTTGACCATGAACCAGACCGACCCGACCGCCGCCCTCCGCGAGGCCATCGCCAAGGCCACCTTCCGGGCTCTGCACCCGAGCCGTAGCTGGGACCGCGAGTCCGACGGCGTCCGTGCCCAGCACCTGGAAGCGGCCGACGCGGTGCTGGCAGAGCTCCCGCAGCCGACTGGCCAGGGCGCCGTACCGCCCGCCGCTCTGGAGTCCGCAGCAAACGGCGCCACGATGATCGATGCCTGGGCGGAAGACCCGCACGGCCGGAACTTCCTTGCGCACGCCCTGGTGCAACTGGCTCGCGACGGCTGGCTGCGAACCGAGCCGGGCGAGGGGTTCGAGCCCGTCCGCGACAACGACGCCGTGCCCGAGCCGCAGGACCCAGCCGAGCTGCGCCGTCTGGCCGTCGAGGCGCACCACACCGGGACACAGCAGCCGTCCGTCCCCGCGTCCCGCCTTTCCGGCCAGCACGCTGACGCCCTCTGGGACGCGATCGCCCCACCCGGACCTGCTCGGCCTTCGTACCCTGTGCAGCACGAGCGGGTGTGCCGGGTCGTCGCCGACATCGTGGACGAGGTGACCGCCGGGGCCGGGGCACGGCCCGCGCGTGGTGACCAGGTCGAGACGTGGCTGAAGACGCAGCGGGACCTCTGGGACCGTGACTCGGCCCTGTGGACCGTGCTCGACACCGCCCTCGACAACTACCGGCTGCACGCCGACACCGGTACCCCGCTCGGCGAGCACGTCTGCGAGGGCCGCATGGTCGGGGACTGTGAGTGCCTGGAGCCCGCCCCTGTGGCGCAGCAGCCCGCGGCAGCCGACAGCGAGGAGACCACGGTCGGCGACGCCCAGCAAATGCTCACCCGCATGCGCGCCGACGCTGCCACCCACAGCCTCGACGACCTGCTTCGCCTCATCGCCCAGTGGGCCGACGACTGCAAGGAGTTCACCGGGATGGACGAGGAAGAGCTCGTCCGGCGTCTGGAGGAAGCGGGATACCACCTGCCCGCCACCCCCTGACCCACCGCGCCCCGGCTGTCTGCGTGCGGGCGGCCGGGGCCCAGCGGGGCCACAGACGCCCCCCAGACGGCCTTAGAGCCGTTCCCGCGACTCCAGCGTCGCCAGAACCCTCCCCAGAGCCTCACAGAGGCGTACAGCGCCTCGCAGCACTCGCCCACGGAGACACCCCATGAGCACCAGCCCCGAAGTAGCCCACGGCTACACCCTCCGAGACCTCGAGAACCTCGCCCGCGCCGTCGTCATGAACAACCGCACCTGGTGGCCCGCAGGCGACCGCGACGACCTCCACGCCGCCGCCTGGCACGGCATCGTCGAACACCTCTGCACCGCCGATGAACCACCCACCCGCCGCGACCTCCTCGAAGCCGGCCGCCGCGCACTCGCCGAAGACGTCAAGGCCACGATGCGCCACCACGGCGCGCGCCGCGACACCTCCAACAACGGTCAGAAGTACGCGATGTACTGGGAATGGGCCGGGCGTGCCATCCCCAGCCCCGAGGCCGGCATCGTCGAACGCCTCGCTCTGGAGCAGATCCTTGCCGCCTTGACCCCGCGGCAGCGAGAGGCGTTTGCCGCCCTGGCAGCCGCCGGGGACTACCCCGAGGCCGCACGCCTCCTCGACATCGCGGACCAGACGCTCCGGTCGCTCCTCGGTCGGGCCCGGACCGCGTTCAGGGAGCTGTGGCACGAGGGCGAGATCCCGTCCCGGCACTGGGGATGCGACCGCCGCGCTGGGAGCACGCGCGGAACGGTCGGCAAGGGCGAGTCCGCGGTGGCCAACCTGCGCCGCCGTCAACGGGCCGCCGCTCGCAAGCAAGCCGCCGCCTAACTCCCCACCCTCCAGCGCCCGCACAGGCGCTCCGACAGACAGGAACCCCGATGACCGACCCGACCATCACCGACCTCCGCCGCGAACTGGAGAAGGCCCGACTCGCGTTGATCGACGCCCAGTCCCACCTCTCCGCGCACGCTCAGGCCAACGCCGCCCTGCACTGCGCCACCGAGGTCTTCTACTCCCCGCTCCACGCCAAGGTCACCGCCGCCATCGCCGGAATCGAACACGCCCTCGCCCGCACCGACCGGCCACTGCCGACGCTCGACAATCAGAGCAGCGACGGCGTGTGGGCCGCGCTCGTCGCCGACTTGGACCGCTGCCAGCACGGCCGCCACCAGGGCGATGCCTGCGGCCCCGCCGACGCCTGCACTGGCGTCTCGGCCGGGAACCCCCACCTTCGCCCCGGCACCGTCATCGGCTACGGCCTGCGCGGCGACCACATCGTCATGCCCGACCGCGACCACAAACACGACCCCGCCGCCTGGCGGCGCCCCGCCTGACCCACGCCCCGGGCCGCCGACACACAACCCCCAACCAGCAGCAAGGAGCACCAATGCCCATCCAGGCTGGCCAGACCTACCGCAGCCTCGACCCCCGCGGCGGCCCCCGCATCCGCATCGTCCGCTACGAGTCCGGCAGCAACCGCGTCGACGTCGTCGACGCCACCACCGGGAAGTACCCGCGCCGCATCCTCGCCCGCAGCCTCCACACCAGCCCCACCACCCACACCGGCAAGCCCCGCCGCACCGGATACGCCCTGGAGCAGCAGTGACCTTCCACTACCGCGACGCCGACGGCCACGAGCTCGAGGCCGTCCCCGACACCGACTGGGGCGGTCAGCCCGCCGTCACCCTCTGGGTCCGCGGCGAATTCGCCAGCGTGCCCGTCCGCATCCCCGTCGACCGCATCGAGGACCTCATCGCCGGCCTCCGCGACACCGCACGCCAAACCGCCACCAGGGAGCAGCCCGCATGACCACGCACCCGATGACCCTCGCCGTCGACTTTGACGGCGTCATCCACGCCTACAGCCGCGGCTGGGCCGACGGCACCATCTACGACCCGCCGATGCCCGGTGCCATTGAGGGACTCCACGCCCTCATGGCCACCCACGCCGTGTTCATCCACACCACTCGCAACGCCGCCGAGGTCGCCGCCTGGTTGTCCGGCCACGGCTTCCACACCGTCATTGACATCGAAGGCCCCAAGCACCCCAAGCGGGAGTTCTGGAACGAGCAAGGCGTCCTCCTCGTCACCGACCGCAAGCTCCCCGCCGTCGCCTACATCGACGACCGCGCGATCCGCTTCACGACGTGGGAGCAGGCCCTGACTGAGCTGTGCGGCGGCACGCCCATCCAGGGGCACGGCTACACCCCGGCCGGACTCCTCGGCCTGGACGACCAGCCGGCCCCGGCGGCAGCGACCCCGCCAGCCGACCGTGCCGAGGCCGCCCTCGCCCTCGCTCACGAAATCCTGTACGCCACCCACATCACCAGCGACCGCATCACCCGCTGGCGTGAAACCCTCGACACCCTCAAAGACCATGCCTGACGGCGAGCCCCGCAACCCCTGCCCCACCGGCCGGCACCACGCCCACCCCATGCAGACCTGCGACGAGTATGAGCAATGGCGGCGCGAGATCGACGACGCGATACGCAAGCCCTGACCCCTGGACAGCACACGGCCCGCCTCCCGGTGATCCCATCCGGTCGGCGGGCCGTGCTGTACCTCGAAGGGCTGCCGCCGACGGTACGCCCTACCCCAGCCGGAACGGAACCCCGCAGCGCTCGGACGTGGGTATCCTGACTACGGCAGCACGGCGCCCCAGGCGGCGTCGTCCGATCGGCTGCCACGCACCGGACTAGCTACCCGGCGCACCGCCTTCCGCCCCGGCCTCGCCCAGTTCGAGGACGGGGCGGTCGTGCATCTGGCATCCTCACCCGCAGGGGCGTCCCGTGCGTGACTGGCCAGCACGCGCCCTCAAGAGCAAGGGTGCTGGGGTCCCGGCGGCGGCCGGGCTCGAACGAGAGAGCTGTCCTACGCCCACCCCTTGTGGCTGTCCGACGACGGGACCCGGACATGGAGCGGCCCGCCGGCTGTGTACCCCTCACAGCCGACGGGCCAGCACCCCCAAGGTGCGCCCCCTCACAGGGGGAACACCGACGCTACGCCCCACCCGACCACAGCGGAACCCCGCACCACCGCTTGACGCCCGTGTGATCCTGGAACCGCTGCCGGGCGGACCAGCTGCTCGCGCCCGGCAGCGCTTGCACAACGAAGCCCCCCGAACCCAGGTCGGGGGGCTTCTCGTCTGTCCGCGACGTGGCTACGGCCGCCACTCCTCGCGGTAGCCGGGCCGGTCCGCATAGGGCAGGGCGAGGAGCGGGAGAACCCACGCGGTGCCGCCCGTATCGCCGTGCTCGCGCAGCCATGCGTACCGCTCCACGATCTGCCGCTTGGCGTCGATCTCGCGCAGCACCCGGGCAGGCAGGACGAACATCCCCTCCTCGTCGAACAGCAGCGGCTCGACATCCTCATCAGCGCTTACGAACGCGTTGCGCGGCCCATCGATCGCACGCTGCGCGCGCCTCGTCCTCGTCGAGCTGCTCGCCGACCCATCGCACCAGGTCATCCATCCGACGCCTCCCCGCTCCCCTTGCTGCGCCCGTCCGTGTTCTCGCCGCGCTTCCGGCGGACGCTCCCACTCAACCCGACCGCGATCGCCTGAGCCCGCTGGGGGCTGACGCCTAGCAGCGCGCCAATCTCGGGCCACGTCTTGCCCTGCGCTCGGAGCGACTGCACGCGCTTCTGCCGGACCTCGCGCAGCCACTTCTGGTACTGCGGCCACTCGTCGAGCGTCTCCGCCACGGCCTTGGCGCATTCGACGTCGTCCTCGATGGCTTCAAGGGCTCTGATGGCTTCCACTAGGCGGTTCACCTCCTTGTTTCGTCCGGGCTCATCTGCCACGCCGCGCTCCTCTCTGCGGTGCGACACGCGCAGTCTCTCACCCCCGGGGTTGCGGACTCAACCCCGGGGATGCGACAGTGAGTCCTGCGAGGCCGCTCCCGGTCTTGCGTTCCAACAGAACGGCCCCGACCGGGCTTCCACACACCGGTCGGGGCCAGCCATCCCACCTGCCTACCAAGAGGAATGACCAATGGCTGAGCCTACCCAGCCGCCTCACCCGAAGCACGACCCCCGCACCTGCAACCTGTGCGCGAGCCTCCGCCACCCCGGCCAGGCCGCACAGCGCCGCGCCCTCCAGCAGTACCTCGCCGCGCACCCGTTCCCCGTGCAGGCCGGCGGTGACCGATGAACCAGCAGCCCGCACCCAACGCGTTCGCCGAGCTGTGGCCCGACGGCGTCATCGCCCGCTACCTGACCGTCGGCGGCGCCACCGTCGACCTCACCGGCAGCGACGACCGCACCTACGGCCAGTGCACCGGATGCCCCTACACCATGGGCGGCACCTGGTGGAGCGAGGACAGCGCCCACGACATGGCCCAGGCCCACGCCGAGAAGTGCCGCGCGATGCCCCGCCCGGCGGTGACCCGGTGAGCCAGCAGCAGCCCGAGCGTGACCTCGCGCCGCGCCCCAACCCGATCCTCGCCGAGCCCGCCACCGCCGAGGCGTGCGCCCGCGACTACCAGGCCGCCGTCGACATCCGCGACCGAATCAACAACGAGATCCGCGGAGGTGCCCGCTGATGGGCTGGCTGTTCAACCGCGGCGGCGACCGCAAGCTCGCCGAAACCCAGTACGCCGGCAAGGAGTCCGCCACCGACCGGGCCTCCCGGCTGCGCCGCGAACGTCACCGCGCCCGCGTGGCCCGCGACGGCGACCAGGCGGCCACGAAGGTCCCCCGCCGGCACCGCCGCCACAACAACGGCGCCTGGAACTAGACCGGGCCAACACGGCACGCACTGCCGTGATTTGCCCACCACAGCCCAGCCGCTCATCCTCGCCCTCACACCACAGACCGGCCGGCCCGCGAAAGTCCCGCCGCGGGCCGGCCCCAACACCGATCCACGCAGCAACGACTCGAATAGGAACCTCGTGAACTACCACAGCACCGGGCGCGGAGCCCTCGCAGCCACCGGGATCGGCACCGTCACCATCGGCGGCATCGCCTTCGAGCAACTCTGGCTCCTCGGTGCCGCGCTGCTCCTGGTCACCGTCGGCGCCGTCGCCATCCGTGTCGGGTGGCGCCGCAACAAGGGCATCAGCGAATGAACCTGCGCCCCCTCACCGCCAGCCGCCGGACCACACGTCTCCTCGCCGGCACCGCACTCGCCATCGCCGCGCTCGCCGCATGGGCCGTCCGTCACGTCGCCTCGAGCATGGCCACGTGGAGGGGACACGGCACACAGTTCGCGACCATCTACACGGTGGCCTTCGCGATTCTCGTCTGGCAGGTCTGCCTTTACAGCCTCGAACGGCCCAAGAAGACGACTGCCCGGCAGCAGGCCCAACTCGATCGGCTCCGCGTGTGCATCCCCGTTCCTCTCTACAACGAGGACCCCGGCTACCTCCATAAATGCCTCATGTCGATCCTCGGACAGACGAGGCTCCCGCAGTGGGTGTACATCGTCGACGACGGCTCCAAAGTCGACTACACCGCGGAGAAGACCTGGTTCGAACGCGCCTGCGCCGAGGCCGGCATCCGGATGACGTGGCAGCGCACGGAGAACGGCGGCAAGCGCCACGCCCAGGGCCACGCCGTCCGAGCCACCGCTGGCGCCACCGACGTGTACGTCACCGTCGACTCGGACGCCAACCTCGCCCCCGACGCCCTTCATGAGCTCCTCAAGCCGCTCGCGGACCCGCACGTCCAGTCCGTCGCCGGGATCGTCCTCGCCGAGAACAACCGGAAGAACCTCCTCACCCGCGTGACCGACCTGTGGTTCGTCGTCGGCCAGCTCGTCGACCGCTCCGCCCTGTCCACCATGGGCGCAGTCCTCGTCAACTCCGGCGTCCTCGCCGCCTACCGGGCTGGCCTCGTCGTCGACAACCTCGACGGCTACCTGTCGGAGACGTTCTTCGGCCGCCGCGTCGAGTTCTCCGACGACTCGATGCTGACCATCTACGCTCTGCAGCGCGGCAAGGCCGTCCAGCAGCCCTCGGCGTTCGCGTTCACCGCGATGCCGGAGAACCTCTCCCACCACCTCCGGCAGTACCTGCGATGGATGCGCGGTGCGTTCATCCGTACGTGGTGGCGGTTCAAGTACCTGCCGCTGAACGGCTACGCGTACTGGGGCCACTTCTTCGGCTGGGTGCAGATGGCCTTGTCCACGGTCATCTTCAGCCTGCTGTTCATCGTGTACCCGGCCATCACCGTGCACTTCGACCCGCTGCTGCTGCTGATCCCGGCCCTCATCGGCTACGGACAGGCATTGCGGTACCTCAGTTTCCGCCGCAGCGACGAGACGCTCAGCTCGCAACTGTGGACGTTCGCACTGGCCCCCGTGGCGCTGCTGTGGTCGTTCTTCGTGCTGCGAGTCGTCCGCTGGTACGCGATGGCGACCTGCCTGAAGACGGGGTGGGGCACGCGGCAGCACGGCGCAGAGGTCACGACCGCTGTCACCCCCGCGCCGGCCGTCGAGGCGGCGGAGGCCGCGGCCACCGTGCCGCTCCCGCAGGCCGTGCTTCCGGACGAGGAGGACACGGTCAAGCTCCCCCGCATCCCCGTCGCCAAGCTCTACGACCCCGACACCGAAACCACCCTCGAAATCGCCCTGCCCGGACGCTGAGGAGCCCCGCCGTGACCCGTCGCCGCCACCGCACGATCGCCGACCCGATCAACCTCGGCAGCTCACTCGGCCGCTACGGGTTCACGGCCCTCGCCGCTCTCGCACTCCTTAACAACCTGCTGCTACCCGGCCTCGTCTGCACCGCGATCGCCGCCTACGCATGGAGGAACCGGTGAAGAACCCGACCGCCGCTCTCGCAGCCGGCGCCGCCATCGTCACCATCGCCCTCACCGGCGCCGCCTTCTGGCTGTCGTACGAACACCTCCACGACATCGCCAGCGGCAACGGCCTCGGCGGCGCCCGCGCCTGGGCGTGGCCCGCGACCGTCGACCTGTTCATCATCGCCGGGGAACTCCTCGTCCTCCGCGCCTCGCTCCGCGGCAAAATCGACTGGTTTGCGTACGTACTCGCCGCAGTCGGCTCCCTCGGCTCCATCGCACTCAACGTGTGCGGCGTCGGCGACGGGGCCCGACCGATGCAGTACGTGGTTGCGGCCGTCCCGCCGTCGGCTGCACTCATCGCATTCGGTGCACTCATGCGGCAGGTCCACGACGCACTCCGCCGTATCCAGGCCGCTACCCAGCCCGCACTCACAGCCGCATCCGCCGACTTCGAGCGCGCAGCCGAACAGGCTGTCGAAGTCACCGACCCGGATGCGCCGAGTGCGCTCATCCTCGACTTCCACCCCCACCCGCAACCGCACCCCGAGATGTGCGCAACCGCATCCATCACAGGTCAGACCCCGAATGCGCCCGCACCGCAGCCGCCGACTGCACCACCCGCATCCGACCCGATCGTGCGCCAGATGCCGACCCCGGCTGCGGATGCGGACCTCCTCGCAGCCGCACTCAAGGTGAATGCAGCCGCACTCGCCGACACCGGGCAGCGCGCATCTCTCCGACGGCTGCAGTCCGAACTGCGCATCGGCCAGAAACGGGCGCAGCGCATCCAGGCGCAGCTGCCCGACGCCCTGCCCGCATCCGATCAGAGGGAGGCGCAATGACTGCGCAGCCCGGCGCGGACGAGCTCCGCATCCGCGAGATCCTCCGCCGTCGGCAGGTCGGCCCCGATGCGGTCACACCGCCAGCCGCCGCGCCGAAGTCGGCCGTGCGGTCGCGGGACTGGCTGGACGAGATCCTCGACGCGCCCCGCCCGCCCGCACCGGCGCCTGCGCAGACGGCTCCGGGTGTCGTCGCGAAGCGGCCGACCAGCGACACGAAGAAGCGCAAGCCCAAACGGCGGCGAAGGCGCGCCCGCGGCCGGAACCCGGACGCACCCCGAACCGCGTGGGACACACGGCCACCCCACCCGCGGCAGTCCCTCATCGAAGCCTGGGACCGTATCCCCTACCGGCTCAAGTGGCTCGGCTCCCACCTGGCGGCCGCCGCCGCTGGCTGGCGCCTCGGCATCCTCGACTGGGCCACCGACACCACCGCCTGGTACGCCGCCGGCCACTGGACCAGCCCGTCCGCCTGGGTCCTCTACGCCCTCGGCGTCTGCTGCGCCGCCCTCTACCGGCGGGCCCGCCGCTGGGCCTGGCCCGTCGCCTGGGCGGCCACCGTCCCCGTCTCGTCCGTCGTCGTCGGCGTGCTGCTGTTCGGCACCGGCTACCACCCGTAAGGAACCCTCGTGAACAGCGTGTTCGGCAACCTCGGCATCGTCGGCCTGGCCGTCGTCATGACGGTGCTGCTCCTCGTCGGTATCAAGGGCGGCGGCAAGGTCAAGCCGCTCGGCTGGTGGCCGTGTTTGATCGGCGGCATGCTCGCCGGGTCGGCCTACGCTGCGGCGGGCGGCATCTTCAAGATCGTCCCCGACCTGGTCGGCAGCCTCCTCAAGGCAGCCCAGGGCTTCGCGCCCGGCGTCACGATGCCCGCAATCGCCCTGTCGCTGGCGATCATCATCCTGTTCAAGCGGCTCACCACGAAGCAGGTCGCGATCCTCGGCATCGTCTTCTGGTACGCGGCCTCAGGCGCCGGCGGCGTCTGGAGCACCGTCTCGCACAGCATCGCTGCTCTCGGAACGCAGGTGTCGTGATGCGCCGACTTGCAGAGGTGCTGCGCGCGGTCCTGGTGCCGCTCGGGTCCGGGACACGCGTGCTGCTGCTGCGGCTGGCCGGCCGGTTCGGCTGGTGGTGGATGATCGGCGGTGCCGCCGTCAGCGTGTATGCGGCGTTCCGGTACCGGACATGGATTACGTGGATGGTCGCCGCGTGGTGCGTCGCTGCGTGGATGCATGCACCCGACGAGGGTGAGGAGGCCGATGAGTTGGACGGTGAGGATCCGGGGGAGGAGCCCAGCGACCCCCACCCCGATCCCGATGACATTTTGGACCTGGTCCGCGACCTCGTCGGCGACGACCGCGGCATCCTCCTCACAGCCCTCCGCGCGCCCCTTCACGCGGCTGATACGAGGGCTGTGCGGGAGTTGCTCGCCGGGGCCGGTATCCGGGTTCGTGCGGGGGTGCGGACTGCCGGCGGGAACGGGCCGGGCGTCCACCGTGATGACCTGCCCGCCCCCTGCCGTCCTCTCGACGAGCCCCCTGTTGGGGGTGTTGCCGCAGGTGAAGCCGCCAACGCCAACGCCACCAACGGGGTGCGGGTGGAGACGCGAGAGGGGATGACGATCATCTACGACCCGGCCGACAGTCATCGCACGCACGTACTGAAGAAACCCTGAGGCGGAGCCCCTGATGCCGTACGAGTACTGGTGCCGGTCCTGCGACGTCGTGTCGCCGGCGCGGCGTGACCGCCGGGATGATGCCGAGGCCGACCAGGACGAGCATCGTGCGGCCGCGCACGGAGGGCTGGCGCCGGCCGCGGGCGACGGCGTGCGCCGCGTACATGCGGAGGCCCGGGGTGACGGTGTCCTGCCGGCGGGCTGGGGATGGGCGCTGCTGTTCTTCCTCCTGCTGGTCCTGGCGAACTGCTGGGGCCGCTGACCACACGCCCGTGCAGCATTGCGTCACAAGAACATCACTCAGTACACACGTAGGCTCCTGGGCCAGGCATGATGCCCCGTCAGCCACGTCAGATCAGGGGGGACCATGACCGCGCCCGTACGCCGCACAGCAGCATCCGACTGGCCCAGATCCGTCAGCTGCGGAGGCTGCGCGGCCGCAGCCCTCCTCTTCATGGCGCTCGTCGCGGCGTCAGCAGACAACGTCGGCTTCGCGATCATCCTCGTCTGCATCGCATCGATTGCCGGGCTCATCTCCTACAACGCCTACCAGGGGCACCGGCAGCGCACGGCCGAGCAGCACCGGATCCGCATGCTGCAATCCCAGGAGATCGCCCGCTACCACGCCATGGCCCCAGACGAGTTCGAGCACGCGGTCGCGTTCCTGTGCGAGCGTGACGGCTGCTACGACGTCCAGGTCGTCGGTGGCGCCGGCGACCTCGGCGCGGACGTGATCGCCACGGCCCCGGACGGCCGCAGGATCGTGATCCAGTGCAAGCGGTACGGGCCGGCCACAAAGGTCGGCTCGCCAGACCTGCAACGCTTCGGCGGTACCTGCTACAGCGTGCACGGCGCGCACGTTGCTGCGGTCGTGACGACGTCGGTGTTCACGAAGCCGGCCGTCGGTTACGGCGTGCAGCACGGGATCCGGCTGGTCGATGTGGGGGCGCTGGCGGGGTGGGCGTCACGGACCGGTCCGGCGCCGTGGATGTGATCAGCGGTGCGGCGGGCTGTGGTCTGCCACACTGAACGCCGGGCCCCGCCGGGCTCCCCGTCTCGGCGGGGCCGTCTCACGCCTGCCGCGGATCCTCGACCGCGTGGGCCGGGGGGCGGGGTACGGCGCGGGCCATCCATCCGTTGGTGCGGACCTGGGTGGGCAGCATCGTGGGGACCAGGTCGAGTTGCACGAGCTGCTCCAGGCCCTGCACGCACTCGTCGCGCGTGTCCGCCTGCACGGAGTACCGGATCGCCATGGGCCCAGTGTGGCGCGGCGGTTGGGCGGCTGTGACCGGTTCGAGTCAATTCGAGTCACGAATTCGTGACAGCGCCTTCACCCTGCCTCCACGAGGCGCATCATGCGGCACAACAGACAACACCACACCCAGGGGGACGAATGCCCAGCTACAGCGACGTACAGAAAGCCGTCAACGTCGAGAGGCGACGCGTCTGGTACGCGTGGCTGGCCGGCAACCTGCTGATGCTGTTCATCGCCTCCGCGGTCAACGTGCTCGCGGGCGCGCCAACCGTGGCGGAGGCCCTGTTCGCCGTCGTGTTCGTGGCGTTGACAGTGATCGCGTACCGGATGCATGCCGCGCTTGGCCGGCGCGCGGACCCGGAACGGCGTGCCGTGCTCGGCGACGACTACCCCAGGTGACAGCAGGCGTGCAGCGGCCCCGCACCGGACTCTCGTCCGTGCGGGGCCTTCATCATGCGGTGGGCTCCTCGTCCGGGCGCACCGGGCCAGCGCTCAGCACGCGGATGTTGTGCGGGCCGTAGCGCCGCTGAAGCTGACTCCAGCTGCGCGGCAGGCCGCCGTAGTTGGCTACGTGTTCCCACCTGTCTCCGGTGCGGCGCCAACGGATCCCGCGGCATGCCATGACGACCGATCCGCGCGGCGGCTCCGGCAGCGGACTCACCTCTACGCCGCGCCGCTCCAGCTCCAACTTCCACCACGGCCGCGCCAGATAATCCGCTGCCCACTCGGGGGCCGTCCCTATGGGAAGCGCTGTGTTGCAGTTCGAGCAGAGCAAGCCGCGCACTGCCCACTGCCCGACGCTGGCGTCGTGGTCGACGACTAGGTGGCCGTGTTTCGTGCCCTCGGGCGCCACGCCGCAGATCTGACAGCGGCCGTCAGCGTGAGCCAGGAGGCGGTCGTATTCGGCGCAGTCGAGTTGATAGACCCGGTGGCTGCATGGGCTCTTGGGCGGCTTGATGTGCTTCATCGTCACCTCAGCCCTCTTCGGCGCGGGTCTTGCGGGCGGCTTCGATCACCGTGCGATCAGGTCGGTCGGGCAGCTCCGCCCCAGGCTCACGGATGTACCAGTCGATCAGCTGCCGGATGACGGCCGCCCGCTCGGTGCCCATGGCCTTGGCGCCGGCGTCGAAGTCGTACCAGGTGTCCCCGATGCGGATCTGGCGGGGGGGTGTCTTCGGCTGGTTCGGCGACATGTCCGAACGGTAGCCGGGTGTAGCTACCTGCGTCATCTCAGGCCCCTTCTGGTGTAGCTACAGATTCTCGGTCGAATGTCTTGCGGTGTAGCTACACCCAACTGTACGGTGTAGCTACACCCCGAGCAAGGGGTCGCACTAACCGAGGGGGACCCGATGAGGCACACCAAGAACGAGACCACCACCCAGACCCTCACCCGCCTCATCAAGGCCCTCGACGCCCACCACCCGGTGACCGTCTCCTACCTGAAGGAGGAGAAGAACGACGCCGGCAAGCGCACTGGCCGCCTCGTCGAGACCGTCCGCACCCTGGAGATCCAGGACTTCGTCATCAGCCAGGCCGGCGACATCCTCATCAAGGCCCTCGACCGCGAAACCGGCGAAGCCCGCACCTGGCGGCTCGACCGGCTGGTCTCCTACACGGTCCACCGGACCGCCTACGTCATCGAGACCCCGGCCGCCGACGACAAGCCGGCCCGCACCACCGGCCTCAACACGGTCACCGTCCTCTACCCCGTCGACTGCCCCGCCACCACCCGCGTCCAGATCCTCGCCGACGCCCTCGCCGCCTAGGAGCCCCGTCATGCAGATGAGCCCTCGCCACGTCATCTTCCACTCGCCCGCTTCCCACACCATGTGGGACCGCACCATCAACGGCGTCACCTACCGCTTCATGGTCGTCTACGACGGCCAGGGGCAGTTCAGGGCGGCGGCCTGGCGAGTTAAGCGGTGGAACTCGCTGGCCTTGGCCCACCAGTGGCGTCACTGACCTCCCCATCGCCGGCCGCGTCCAGCTCCTCGCCGACGCTTTGGCCGCCTGACCGAACGGAGACCCGATGCCCCGCATGATCGGCCGGCACTGCCCCGACGGCCCTGGTGGTCGTGACTGCCACTGCTGCGGCCAGCCGCCCGGCCGTGACCGGAAGACGGCGCGCCGTCGTGTGAAGCGCTCCGAGCGGCAGCAGTGGAAGCGCGCCACCCGCTTGGCTGTTTGACCCCCGCCATACGCTCAACTCACCCGGAAGGACTCGCATGATCCGCACCACCTACAAGGGCCGCCAGATCAAGGTGCTCGCCGTCCGCGGCAAGCCCCACCAGCGCAAGCTCGTCATCAACGGGCACACCACCAACCACGGCTGGGAAGGAACCGACCAGCAGGGCCTGGAGTACTTCCAGCAGATCATCGACCGCATCGAAGAACTCGGCGGTGCCGGCATGGTCGTCTCGGCTGCTCAGACCTACGGGCAGTACACCCAGCCGCACTGGTACGAGCCCGGCGCCATCGACATCAACCCGAACGGGCACGCCACCCACCCCGGCAGCATCTGCCTGTGCAACCGGTGCACCACCACCGACAAGTCCTGGTTCGGGCCGCTTCCCGTGGACGCCTGCCGCCACTGCCACCAGACCCCCGACAGTCACCGCAACGACTTCGACCTGATGAACACGCACTTCTACAAGGAGCCCACCGAGGCCCAGCGGATCGGCCGTCAGGCCGCGATCGACAGGTACAACGACTCGGCAATCGACGACTACGACGAGGCCATCTGATGAGCACCCCGAACCCGATGGGCTGCCGCCGTTGCGGCATCGACCAGCGCGGCCACGGCATTCAGGCCGGCGCCGACGGCACCCACACGTGGGAGCAGCCCACCCAGCAGCAGATCAAGGACCGGATGCACGCCCGGCGAGAGGAAGAGAGGAAGCCGTGACGGACCACTTCGCCCCCCACGATCCGGAAGCCGAGGAGCGCGAGCGGGACATTCAGCGGGACACGCACATCGCGGCCCGCACCACCGACCCTGGCTCCATGGCGCCCTCTGATGGGGCGCGGCCCGACGTCTGCGACACCTGCCACACCGAACGCTGCGAGACGTGCCACGCCTGCCCGTGCAGCCGGGGCGAGGACTGGACTTGTGGCAGCCCGGACTGCCCGGCCACGCGCGTGCGCCACTCGGGCCCGGACACGAAGTTCTGCGTCCTGTGCCTGTCCGGCGAGCACGAGCGTGTGGCCACGCCCGCATCCGCCCCGCCGTCCGCCTGACCGTCCCTGTCCCGCCGTGGGAGCCCCGCGACCCCACGGCGGGGCCTGGACGGGCCTGAGAGCGCCGCACAGGCGTCTGTGCGACTCCAGCCGTACAACCCGATGTTGCGCGGCGACTGGGGCCCCTACCGGCCCGCCGCCTGAAAGGAGACCCATGACCGCGATCGTCGGATTCCGCGACGGCCACCGTGTCACCATCACCGTCGCCGGCCAGCCCGGAGCGGCCAGCATCACCCGCCAGCACCACCCCGAATGCCCCTGCCACACCGCCGAACCGCAGCCGGCCCGCATCACCCGCCGCCGCAAGCCCACCACCGACCGCTGAAGGAGACCGCCGTGGACTTCCAGGACGCCCTCAACACCGCCCTCGCCGAACTCACCCCCCAGCCCTGGGACTACACCACGCCCGACGGCGTGACGCTCACCGTCATCCCCGCTGGCCTCCGCGAGGCCCCCGGCCAGGCGGAGGTGTACGTCCGGATCACCGTCGACAAGACCCGCGCCGCCGAGGCCGCGATCACCACCACCGACCTGCCCGCCATCATCGACGCGATCGAGGCGAACGAGAGTGTCGAGCACGAGCCCCGGTGGGGCACCGACAGCCTCCGCGTCATCCCGACCCCGGCCGGCCCGGTGCTCCTTGTGACCGAAGACGACCACCGCGACGGCGCCTGGCACACCGAGTCGGCGACGATCAACCTGCCGGAGGCGCAGCGGATGCCGCTCGCCTCGGCGCTGCGTCGCGCCCTGGACGTGGCCCGCGGCTGGGAGGACTGACCGCCGCGAGAAGCCCGAAGGCCCCGCACACGCCACCGGTGCGGGGCCTTCCCCCTGCCCGCCACCCGATCCGGTCACAACCCCGTCACACCACCCACACACCCCCGCGCACCACCTACGCTCACCCCTCAACGCCACACCCGCACAAGGGGGAACCCATGAACCGCAGAACACTCGCCTACACCGCCGCCATCATCGCCATCTTCAGCGTCGGCACCGCCTGCAAGCCCACCACCACCACAACCGGTAGCGGCAGCACCGCCACCACCGACAGCAAGAACAGCACCGGCACCACCTCCAGCAGCACGAAGAAGACCGTGCCCAACTTCGTCGGCATGGGCCTCCAATCCGCCCAAGACACCGCCCAGAAAGCCGACTTCTACGCCCTCAAAAGCCACGACGCGCTCGGTCGCGCCCGGCACCAGATCTGGGACCGCGACTGGAAGGTCTGCTCCCAGAACATCAAGGCCGGCACCACCGCGTCCACCGACACGGAGCTGGACTTCGGCACGGTCAAGCTCACCGAGACCTGCCCGGCTCACGACCAGGCCGCGCCCTCGGCCGCCGGCGGGAAGATGCCCAACTTCCACGGCAAGAGCGTGAAGGCCGCCCGCGACGCCCTCGACTCCAGCACCTCGATCACGGTCACCGACGCGACCGGCGCCAGCCGTCTCGTGCTCGTCGAGTCCAACTGGCAGGTGTGCACCCAGCAGCCGGCCGCGGGGACCAAGCTGAACGGGCAGCCGGTCACGTTGAACGCGGTCAAGTACGGCGAGCACTGCCCCTGAACGCGACGAGGTCCCGGAGCCGCCACAGTTCCGGGGCCTCCGCCACCCAGCATCGAACGTATCGTGACAGAACAGCCACACCGCCCCCACAAACTGCGCCAGCCGTCCACCATCACCCGCATGAGACGAACCACCCTCACCGCTGCGGCCACCGCTGTTCTCCTCGCCGCGCTCGCCGCCTGCCACAGCTCCCCCAACAGCCCGGACGGGAGCAGCAACGGTGCGCGCGCCGGGTCCAAGCCGGTCACCGCGAGCGCCGCCTTCACGCGGCTCTCCGGCAAGGTGCCCTCGGCGCACCTGTCCGACGTCGTCACCGCCGCGAGCGACGGTAACCACCTCCTCGGCCGCCCCAACCAGTACACCTCGAAGATCGACTTCACCGACTCCCGGATCAAAGCAGCCGATGTCGCCGACTCGTCAAAGGGCAGCGTCGACCTCGGCGGGTCGATCGAGGTATTCGCCGACCCCACCGACGCGCAGGCCCGAGCGAAGTACATCCAAGCCGTGACGAAGTCGATGCCGGCACTCGCCGAGTACGACTACGTCCACAGCACCGTCCTCGTCCGCGTCTCCCACTACCTCACCCCGGCCCAGGCCGGGCAGTACAAGACGGCGGCCGGCGAACTCGGCTGAGGGCGAGTGATCACCGGGTGTGCACACTGGTCTCACCACCCTCAGCACACCCGGGAGGCCAGCCATGCCCGAAGAGCAGGAACCCGCCTACCGCTGCACCCACTGCCCCCGCCTCCTCAACGACCGTGAACTCGGTCGCCCCGCATGCTTCATCTGCGAAGACCGGGCCGTCGAACAAGTCCGGGCGTTCCCGGTCCTGTACCGGCAGCTCGAGGCCGCGCTTCGGCCGGGCAGCACTGCGGCCGCCGGCGGCCGGGTCGCGGTCGGCCGGACCGCGCCGCTCCCGGTCGCCCTCGGGCCGCTCACTCTGCGCGGCCCGGGCGGCATCGTGTCGATGCTCCTCGGGATCGAGCAACGCTGGCGGGACGCGCTCGGCTGGACGGACCTGCCCGAGCGCGGCGGCTACGAAGCGAGCCTCGACGGCGCGGTGCAGGTCATCGTCAACAATCTGCCGTGGGCGTGCTCCGAGTACCCGTACGTCGGACCGGACTTGAAGCTGATCGCCTCCCTGCACCACCAGGCGGACAGCGCCGTGAACGGTGAACGCGACCAGCGCGTCCCGATCGGGCACTGCCCGGTCGTGAACGAGGAGACCAGCGCCGCGTGCGGTGAGCGGCTGAAGGTTTCCCCGTGGGCACTCGCAATCCGGTGCAGCGGCTGCGGCACGAAGTGGGACCGCGACGAGTGGCTCCGCCTCGGCGCCGCGATCCGCGGCCTGCCCCTGCACGCGGCCGTCGCTTGATCCGCGGAGCGGCTTGACATTCTGACCTGCACCGAAGCATCCTTCAGGCATCTTGCGTGTAGTGCGTCGGAGGGCCACCCGGGTTGGGTGGCCCTTTCTCGTGTGTGAGGGGGTGCGTTGTGGGCCCCGTACTCGTCTCTGCCGCGGAAGCCTCGGCCTGGACCGATCGGCCGGTCGGCACGATCCACCGGTGGGCATCGGAGGGCCGCATCACCCGGTACGACGGCCGCTACGACCTCAGGGAACTTCCTGCCGCGACGGACAAAGGTCCCGGGCAGGCACCCCCGCTCCCAGCCGGGCTGAAGGCCGCATAGTCGTCCGTCGCCGGCCGCGCTGAGGGTCGCAGGCCGGCGGCGGATTCCAACCCCGGCACGGCGAGAAGGGGGCGGTTGTGGGCGAGGAGTTCGAGCCCACGCCGTTCGGTGCCGACCTGATCCGTCTCGTGCTCGCCCTGCACTACCGGTGGACGTGGGAGCAGGTCGCTTCGATCCCGGATCATCTGCTGATCGCCGTCCTCGACGCCTGACACGCGAAGGGGTGGTGAGGGCGTGAGTAAGTCCCGGGCCCAGGTCCCGCACTCCAGTGAACTCCGCATGGTCGTCCGCCGCGCGGACGGCACGGTCCACGATCACGGCGTTGTTGACGCCCATTACCGTAATCCGCTGAAACAGGCCTGGTGGCTGTACGTCCGCCGCCCGCTCGCCAACCGGCGTATCCGCCGCTCGAACCGCACCGCAGGAAGGGGCTGACGCCGTCATGGCAGTCGTGACCGCAAAGGGCCGGGAACTGGTCTGGAACCGGATGCAGGGTAACGGTTCCGAGCCGAAGAACCTCGCATGGGGCAACAACCCCAACTCGCTGACCGAGGACGCGGCGGACGTCGCGATGTTCAAGGAGGCCGCGGAGTCCCGGGTGCCGGGGACGTCGACGCTCGTCACGACGACGACGACCTCCGACACCTACCAGGTAACCGGCACGTTCACGTCGGGCTCGGCGCAGACCATCGCCGAGGTCGGGCTGTCGGACTCGGCGTCGAAGCCTGCGGCGACGACCCTGAGCAGCGGGATCAACAACTCGGTCACGAGCCTGACGGTGGCCTCCGCTTCCGGTTTCCCGGGGTCGGGGAACTACTACATCCAGATCGACTCCGAGGTCATGCAGGTGACCGGCGGCCAGGGCACCACGACCTGGACAGTGACCCGTGGCGCGCTGGGCACAACCGGAGCCTCGCACAGCAGCGGCGCGACCGTGACGGGCGGGAACGCGCCGGGAAGCACGGCCGTCACGAACGGCAGCCTGCTGTTCCACTCAGCGCACGGCGCGCAGGTCCTGGCCAACGGCGACCAGGTGTCCTACACGTTGAAGATCCAGCTCACCTGACAGGAGTGGTGGCTGGTGGCGATCTCGTTCGTGGCGAAAGCAACCGCGACCGCCTCATCGATCGGCACCACGAGTCTGGCCTGCAGCGTGCCTACGGGGACCGCTGACGACGACGTGATGATCGCCCTGATCTCCCGTGCGTCCAGCGCATCCACCGTGAACACACCCTCCGGCTGGACGGTCCTGCCGGGTTTCCCCGCGCAGAACACGAACGGAACCACGCTCTGCGGGTTCTACCGCGTAGCAGCGTCGGAACCCGGCTCGTACACCTGGTCGGGGTCGGCGCAGAAATGGTGCATCGCCGTCTCCTCGTACCGGGGCGTCGACACCAGCACGCCGATCAACGACAGCGCGGCGGCCGTCGACACGACCAGCCGGGCCGCGCACGCCAGCCCCTCCGTCACCACAACCATCGCGGACTGCTGGATCGCCACGGGCTACTGCGACCGCGGTATCGCCTCCGCCTCCACGTGGAGCACCCCGTCCGGTCTCACGTCGCGGTCGGGAAACCTGACCACCACCGGCTCCAACTGCGTGAGCCTGGCCACGTTCGACACGAACACCGACGAGCCCACCGGCAGCTACAGCTACACGAGTACCGCGTCCGCGTCGCAGTCCAACGCCTGTATGGGCACCATCGCACTCACCCCGGCAGGCGCGATCGTGGCCGCGCCGCAGGCCGTCCCGCTGATCCTGCGCCAGGCCGTGGCGCGCTCCACGCTGCGCTGAGGAGGCGACGCCTGTGCCCGGGAACTACGCGTACTCGGTGACCACCGCAAAGATCACCCTGACGGCGTCGACGACGAAGAGCCTGATCCTCCTCGCCCCCGGCTCGCCCGGTCTCCGCCTCACCGAGGTCAGCGTGTCCTTCGACGGGTCGGCCGCGGCGCAGGGCGTGCAGATCGACCTGTACCGCGTCGCCACCCTCGGCAGCCCCGCCGGCTCGAGCGCGACGCCGGCGAAGCTGACGGACGAGAACGCGCCCTCCGCGTCCGCGTCCGCGCTGACCGCGCTGACGACGGAGCCGACGTCGGTGACGATCCTCCGCTCGTGGATGGTCGCGCCGTTCGGTGGCTTGTTCGGCATGCAGGAAGTCCTGGACCGGGAAGTCGGTGCGGCATCGTCCGGTGCCCGGCTCGGCCTGCGGTACACCACCGCCGCTTCGGTCACCCCGGGCTGCGTCGCGTACATGAGCTTCACGGAGTAGCCCGTGTCGCGGTTCGGACGCGCCCGCCCCCCGGCCCCCTACATCATCCCGCCGGTGCAGCTCACCGCGGGAGGCGGCCCGGCGGTCTACCTGGTCGAGGCGGACGCCGCCGTCACTGTCGCAGCAGGTACCGGCCGCACCGCCGCTCTCGCCCGGGCGGCGAGCGTGCTGTGCGCGGCGGTCGTCCTGCGGGCGGTGGTCCTCGGCGCGCTCACTGTGGCCGCCGCCACCACCGGCCGCGCTGTCAGGGCTTCGGCCACCGTGCTCGCGGCCGTCGCCGGTCCGCTGGCCGCATGCCGTCGTATCGCCGGTCTGGCCCGCAGCGCGGGCACCACCAGCACCCCAGGCATCTCCCGGCAAGCGGCCCTGCCCCGCTCTGCCCTCACCACTACGAGCACAGCCGTCGGCCGCAGCAGCCACCTCACCTCGGCGGCCACACCTTCCACCAGCGGCGCAGTGCAGCGCCTCACCAGCCTGCCGCGGCAGATCGCGGTGTCCACGGTCCCCGCGGTGGTGTGGGGGCGCGCTGTCGGTGTGGCGCTCCTGGCCACGCTCGCTACGGCCGGAGGCATCGTTCGTGCGGCCCTGCTGGCCCGTACGGTAACGGGTCTTCTCGTCCCGGGAGCGACCCGCGGGACCGCGCTCGACCGCGGCACCGCCGTGACATCAGGCTCAACGGCCGCCCGTACCGCGGGGCTCGCCCGCACGGCGGCCACGCTCACGACCGCCGCCATGGGCCGGGGCGTGGCCCTGGTCCAGGCCGCGATCGCAGTGGCAGGCGCCGCCTGCGCCCGTGGCACCGCCCTGGCCCGTACCACGATCGTGTCCGCGGCCGCGGGGGCCGTACGGCTGTGGCAGGCCACCCTGGCCGCGACCGCAACGATCCTCGGAACGCTGGCCCGTACCGCGCTACTGTCCCGGACAGGCACCGCAGCGACCACCAGCAGCACCACCCGCGCCACCTCGCTCACCCAGACCGTCACCACCAGCCTCGCCACCTCGCTGGCGCGGGGGCAGGCATTCACCCGCGTCCTGGCCGCCACCATCACCAGCACCGCATCGGCCAGCCTCGGCCAGATCGCCCACGGCATCATCCTCACCGCCACCGCCCTCACCACCGCGACACTCACCCGCGCCACCCAACTGCGGGCAGCCGCCACCGCCACCGCCCTGGCCGGCGTCAACCGCGTGGCCGCGCTCCTCGCCGCCGCCGTCCCGACCCTGCAGGCCGAGGGCCGCCGAGCAGCGGGTCTCACCGCCACCGCCACCACCACCCTGACCACACGAGCACAGCGCAGCATCGGCCTTGCCCGTACGGCCGGGCAGACCCTCACCAGCGCGTGCCAGCGGGCCGCCACGCTCGCCCGGACCACCACTGCCGGCACCAGCGGCCACACCGGCCGCACGGGACGACTGAGCCAGACGGCCACCGCCACCGTCACCAGCGGTGTCGAGCGGGCCAGCGCGCTGGCCTACACCGCGGCGGCAACCATGCTCGCCGCAGCAACCCGCCGGTTCGCACAGATGCTCGCCGCCACCCTGGCCACCACCGCCACAACAGCGGTCTCCGGAGCAGCCCGCCTACTCCTCACCGCGACCCTCACCACCCACGCCGCAGTCGGACGCCTCGCCGGCCTCGCCCGCACAGCCACCGCCACCGCCACGGCCACAGCAGCCCGGCGCACCACCCTGGCCGCCTACCAGGCCATCGTCCTGGCCGTCGCCGACACCGTCTCCGGCCGCTACTACCAACTCCTCCTCCAAGCCGTCGCCGGTCTCGAGGCTGCGGCCACCGTGGTTCGGGTCAACCTGCGCGGCCTCGTCGTGGCGGCGGTGGGTCTGGTCACCCGCTGGTCGGCCGCCGACAGCGACCGTCGTTGGAACGCCGGGCTTGAGGGCGGCCGATGGCAGGGCCAGCCGGGCAGCAGCCGGTGGCGGTCGTGGTTCACCGGGCGCCGCTGGAACGCCGACGACTGACACAAGAGGGGGTGGTTGCTGTGCAGACAATCGACCGGGACTCACGTGAATACGTCGGCGCGGACATCACCGCCACCATCCAGGGCGAGCCCTACAACCCGACCAGCGACGTCGTCGAGTTCGCGTTCACCCCCGTCAGCGGACGCCCCACCACCTGGTATGCAGGCGGCTGGGACGGTACGGGCCCGACCACCGGATCCGGCGCCTACAGAGCGCAAGTCCTCGTCGGCCCCGGCAGCACCGGCCCCACCCTCACCGCAGGCAAGTACACGGTGTGGATCCGTATCACCGACAACCCGGAGCAGCCCGTCATCCCCGTCGGGCAGCTCGCCGTCACCTGAGGAGACCGGCGTGGACACCCTCACCCCGCCACCGCACACCACCCCGCCCGGAGCCATCTGATGGGCCAGCGAGGACGCGGATGGGACCGCGAAATCCCCGAGGGGTACGACTACTACCGGGCCGACGGCAAACCCCGCTGCTGGGGCAAGTCGAAACGAACCGACGGCCAGTGCAGGAACCCGGCGATGGCCGGGCAGCACATCTGCCGCATGCACGGCGGGAACGCACCCCAGAACCTGGCCAAGGCGAAAGAGCGGCTCACCGAACGGAGGGCGGCGGAGATCGTGGCAACGTACGGCGGGAAGATCGAGACCACCGCCACCGAAGCCCTCCTCGACGAAGTCCAGTGGACCGCCGGCCACGTCGCCTGGCTCCGCGAACGCGTCCAGGAGATCGAGGCCAGTGCAGCCGCGTCCGGCACGGACAGCGAGCACCCCCTGGTCTGGGGCAAGACGAGGGAGAAGACCGGCGGCGAGGACTTCGGCACGACCGAGGAAGCCACCCCGAGTATCTGGCTGAAGCTGTACCAGCAGGAGCGCGCCCACCTGGTGAAGGTATGCGGCGAGGCGATCAAGGCTGGGATCGAGGAGCGCAGGATCCGGCTCGCCGAGCAGCAGGGGGCCCTGGTCGCGCAGGCCATCCGGGCGATCCTCAACGACCTCGGCCTGAGCCCGGAACAGCAGGCCCGCGTGCCCGAGGTCGTCCCGCGACACCTGCGGGCGCTCGCCTCAGCCTGACCGAGGAGGCGGTGCCGGCGACCGCCACGCTGGACCGGTCATGTTCCGCAGCAGGGACGGCCACAGCCTGGCCCAACACGTAACCCCCGCCGTCATGCCGCTCCTGCGGCACCACCACAGCACGCAGGAGAGGATTTCGACGTGGCCACGTACGTCTACACCGCCACCTACGACACGATCTACACCGGCATCCCCCTCACTGCGGGCCCTACCCGCGGCGCCGGCGGCACCCCCACCGTGTGGGACTGGCCCACCGCACCCGCCGACGGCCGCTGGCAGCCCACCGCGTCCGCCGTCAACCAGACCCCCGACAACGGCGCCCCCATCGCCAACGTGTCCTCGACGCTCGTCTCCACCGGCGACGCCATCCTCTCCGGGCACGGCAACCCGCCCGCCGGCCTCGGCCGGGACGGCGAATTCTGGCTCGACGTCGACAGCAGCACCCTGTGGGGGCCCCGCCTGAACGGGCTGTGGCCCGCCACGGGTACCGTTCTCGGCAGCAGCACCAGCGGCTACCTGGCCTCCGCCGGCGGCACCCTCACCGGCCCACTGGTCATCAACCAGTTCGGCACCCCGGTCGGCTACCCCATCGGGCAGACGGGTGCCGTGCGCAGCCTCGACATCCCCAGTTCCTACTCGGGCGGCGACGACGACGGCACCGGCACCGACACCACGGGCCGGATCAACCTGTATTCGTACCAGCGGGCCAATGTCGGCAGCTTCGGTGAGAACATCCGCAACTTCGCGATGAGGTCGGACGCGAAGACGATGCAGGCGTTCTACATTCCGGTGCAGTCCGGGACACGGAAGGGCGGCTACGACCCCACCACCCGCGACCCGATGGCCTCCGGGATCGGCTGGAAGCCCGTCGTCTGGCAGGGCGCCCATTACGAAGCCAACGATCACGGGTCGATTCACGGCCACTGGGAACTGGAGATCGCCGACTCCAGCGGCGCGTTGCAGGGCCGCCTGGAGGTCCCGTTCATCGACCAGGCCGCCGACGGCAGCAAGGCGTTGGATCAGGCGACCATCGGCGTCGACTACACCAACATCCGCACCAACCTCGCCGACCTCAGCGTCCGGGCACAGAACATCACCACCGGCTCCTACGCCGGCCAGAACACCGCCCTGCGCATCGGCGGCGGCAACAGCGTCAACAAGGAGCTGCACCTCAGCATCTCCTCGGACATGGGCACCGCCAGCCGCCGGTGGGTACTCCGGGCGACGAACGAGACCGAGTCCGGAGCCAACGCGGGAACCAACTTCCAGCTGGCCCGCTACGACGACTCCGGTGCGTTCATCGACACGCCGATCGTCGTCTCCCGGTCCACTGGCAACGTCACCCTCGGGCCAGGTTTCATCGCCCGCCGCTCATCCGCTGCGGTCTCCAGCATCAGCCTGAACAGCACGTCACTCGGTGGCGGCGTCGGCGTTTTCGCCTTCGGGAACACCGCCACCCCGCCCGCCTCCAGCCCCACCGGCGGCATCGTCATGTACGTCTCCAACGGCAGGTTGAAGATCCGGCAGCCCGACGGAACCGACCAGTACGTCGCCCTCACCGCAACGTGACAGGGAGCCCCGTGCACAGCCACCACACCGACGAAGGCGCCCCCTCCGCCGCGGCATCGGAGATCGAACCCGAGACCCTGGACGCGGCCCGCGCCGTCATCGCACAGGACGAACAGCGCCGCATGGAAGCCTGCGCCGCCGAAATCCAGGCAGTGCTGGCCAAGTACGGCATGCAGCTCGACGTACCGGCGCCCCGTATCAGCATCGTGCCTCTCAGCTAACCCAGCCCCGGGTGCCGGAGGTCGTCCCGCGGCACCTCCGCGCCCTCGCATCCTGACCCCCGGGAGGCGGTGACCATGACCGCCACCCTGGACTGGGCCGAGTTCGCCGCCCGCTCCTTCGAACCCGCCAGCCAGCACCAACGCTTCGACACCCCCGGCGGCCTGGCCAAGCACATGGACCCGCAGACCGTGCAGACCGCGGCCCTCGACCTCCTCGACGCCAACCTCGTCGACGTCGCCGAAGGCCGCTGCCGCCGCCTGATCTGGTCCATGCCCCCGCAAGAGGGAAAAGTGAACGGACCAGCCGCCGCTTCCCACTGTGGCTGCTGGTCCGTAACCCAGAACTCCGCATCGCGATCGTCTCCTACGAAATGGGCGTCGCCCGCCGGTGGGGCCGCGCCATCCGCAACGACATCGCCGAACACCCCGAACTCGGCCTCGTCGTCCGCGCCGACACCTCAGCCGCCCACGAATGGCAGCTGGACGGGCACCGCGGCGGCGTCTACAGCGTGGGTATCGGCGGCGCACTCACCGGCCGGCCCGTGGACGTGCTTCTCATCGACGACCCGCTCAAGGGCCGCAGGGAAGCCGACTCCGCGACGTTCCGGCAGGCCTGCAAGGACTTCTACACCGACACCGCCCGTACCCGTCTCGCCCCGGACGCGCTGCAGATCATCATCCAAACCAGGTGGCACGAGGACGACCTGTCCGGCTGGCTCCTGTCCGGGCCGTCCGGCAGCGAGTGGCGGTACATCAACGTCCCCGCCCAAGCCGAAACCGGGAACGATCCACTCGGCCGCGCCCCGGGCGAGTACCTCATCTCAGCGCGTGGCCGTACCCCGGCGGACTGGGAGGCTACGAAGCGGGACGTCGGCGCCCGCACCTGGGCCGCCCTCTACCAAGGTCGGCCCGCACCCGCCGAGGGCGGACTGTTCAAACGCTCCCACTGGCGCTGGTACACCGCCCCCCGCGCCGTCCGCCGCGACGACGGCACCATGTGGGCCCACGACGCCGACGAAGTCATCCAGTCCTGGGACATGACCTTCAAAGACAGCAAGGACAGCGACTTCGTCGTCGGCCAGGTATGGGCCCGCTACGGCGCCGACGTCTACCTCCTCGACCAGGTCCGCGACCGCTTGGACTTCCCAGCCACCGCCCAGGCGCTGCGGGCGCTGTCGGTGAAGTGGCCGCAGGCGCACGCCAAGCTCGTGGAGGACAAGGCGAACGGGCCGGCGATCATCGCTCAGCTGCGGTCGACCGTGCCCGGGCTGATCCCGATCACCCCGAAGGACAGCAAGTACGCCCGCGCCTCCGCTGTGGCCCCGTTCGTGGAGTCCGGCAACGTCTACCTGCCCGACCCGGCCCTCGCCCCGTGGATCGACGAGTACGTCGTCGAACACACCAGCTTCCCCAACAGCCCGCACGACGACCAGGTCGACTGCACCAGCCAGGCCCTGCACCGGCTCCTGGCCGGGCAGGCCGGCGCCGAGCAGGCGATGGAGTACCTGCGGGCCTATCAGAACGCGGCATTGCCGAGACCGGCCTGACCGAGAAGGGGGTGACGCGTGGCTCGCTGGATCCCTTCCTTCCGTCGATCGAAGGCCGTCGAACCGGACGTGACGAAGAGCGCGGGTGTTCCTGCGTCGGCAACGTTCACCCCGGCGCAGGTGGCCGCCTTGCTTGGCTCGGTGTCGGTCAACGGGCAGGTCGTCGGGCAGATGAATCCGCTGCCGCGGACCGACCCGATGACCGCATTCGGGCCCGGCGTCCCCCTGATCCCGGCCCCGCTGGACCCGGTCCGGCAGGACTCCGGCCGGCCTGAGCCGCGCCTGACCGAGTACCAGGTCAGCACGAACCTCCCGGGTATCACGGACAGGCTGGTGCCTTGGAAGGTTCTCCGCGACGCGGCCGGCGCCGGTGGTCTGGCCCGGCGGTGCATCGAGATCCGCAAGAACGAGGTCGCCACCCTCGACTGGACCATCACCATCGAGCAGGGCGCGGCGGAGAAGGCGCAGGCCGACAACCCCGGCATGTCCCGCGCTGAGATCGAGGCCGAGCTTGGCCGCCGTCTGGGCCCGGAGATCGCCCGCTGTACCAGGTTCTGGGAGGAGCCCAACCCGCGCGAGGGCGAGAACTTCGCCGAGTGGATCAGCAAGCTCCTCGAGGAACACCTCGTCCTCGACGCGATCGCGATCTACCCGCGGCGTACGTACGGCGGAGATCTGTACTCTCTTGAGGTAATTGACGGATCGTGCTATTCCGACGACACCGAAGTGCTGACGAAGCGCGGCTGGATCCGATTCTCGGAAACCGAATCTGACGACTACTTCGCGACCCGGAACCCCAAGACCCACGAGTTCGAGTGGCAGCAGGCCACGTACTTCCACCAGGCCCCCTGGGAGGAAGACCTCTACCACTTCAACTCCAAGTCCCTGGACATCCTCGTCACCGGCAACCACCGGATGCTCGTGACGCAGATGCCCCGTGCGCTCGGAGGGTCGCGGCACCGCGAGCGGGGCGAGGTGATCGTCACCGCCGCCGACCTCGCCGCCCATGGGAACGGTCAGGCTTCGAAGATCCCCATGACCTCCCAGTGGACTGCGCCAGACCTGAACGAATTCAGGCTGGCCGCCTCTGGGCGCACCAATTCCATGCCCTTCGAGTGCAGTGGCGACGACTTCGCCGCGTTCATGGGCGCATACCTGGCGGAGGGATGCACCACCGGCGAAGCCACCGTCTCCATCACCCAAGACCCGAAGTCGAAGGGCTTCGAGCCCTACCGCGCCATGCTCACGCGCATCTTCGGCCGCGAGGTCTGCCACACCGGCAAGTCGTTCGTGATTTCGCGACGCTGCCTGCGCGACTACCTCACGCAGTTCGGCAAGGCACACGAGAAGTACATGCCAGACGTCGTCAAGAGCATGTCCGCCCGCCAGTTGGAGATCTTCTGGCGGTTCTACATGCTCGGCGACGGCTGCTACGACGGCAACCGTCAGACGATCGTCACCTCGAGCCCGCGCATGGCTGGCGACCTTCAGGAGATCGCCCAGAAGATCGGCAAGTGCGCCAACGTGGGTCGCGATGTGTCCACCACGGACACCGTTATGCGCGACAGCCGAGTGATTCGCGCGGAGAACAAGCGCGCCCGCTACACGATCCGGCTTTCCAACACCCAGGCCCGGACGTGGAACGTGACGCGCGTGCCCTACAAGGGCGACGTGTTCTGCGTGTCCGTGCCCAACGAGGTGCTGTACGTCCGCCGGAACGGCAAGGCGGCCTGGTGCGGCAACACCATCAAGGTACTGCGGGACAACACCGGCGGCCGGCCCCAGCCGCCGCAGCCCGCGTTCCAGCAGATCCTTTGGGGTTTCCCCCGCGGGGAGTTCGTCGCTGACACCGACGACCAGGGCAACGTTCTCAACGGCTACCGTTCCGACCACCTGATCTACAAGCGCAGGAATGTCCGCACGTTCACCCAGTACGGGTACAGCGCGGTCGAGCAGGCGCTGGAGGACATCGACGTCTGGCTGCGCCGGCGGAAGTGGATCCGTGACGAGTACACCGAGGGCACCGTCCCCACGGGGATGATCACAAACGCGGGGCTGAACGGGTGGACCGCGGAGCAGATCCGCGAGTACGAGCGGGACCTCAACGACGTCTACTCCGGGCAGACCGCTGAGCGCCACCGGCTGCGCATCCTGCCACCCGGCTTCCAGCTTGAGACCGCGGAGGACTTCGCGGAGAAGTACCGGCCCGACTACGACCTGTACCTGATCAAGCAGATCGCCGCGCACTTCGACGTCACCATCGCCGAGCTCGGCTTCACCGAGACCGGCGGCCTCGGCTCCACGGGCTGGCACGAAGGCCAGGCCGACGTCCAGCACCGCAAGGCCACGCTGCCCACGCTCCGTTGGCTGCAGCAACTCATCACCGTGATCTCCCGCAAGCACCTCGGGATGCCGCCCGAGCTGGAGTTCCGGTTCCTCGGTCTCGAGGAAGAAGACGAGGCCGCCGCGGACCAGGTGGCGCAGCAGCGCATCCAATGGGGCCGGATGACCCTCAACGAGGACCGGGACCGGCTCGGCCTGCCGCGGTATCCGTTCGCTGAGGCGGACATGGCGATGGTCATGACCACCCGCGGCGTGGTGTTCCTCGAGGGAGCCGCCGAATCAGCCACGCCGGGCATCATGCTCTCCCCGGGTGGCGCAGGCACCGGCGACGGGGACGAGCCGAACGACGGCGCTGAGGGCGACCAGGAGACGGAACCTGCAGATACCAGCCGGCCGGAGGCGGTGAAGGCGGAACTGGCGGCGTTCCATCGCTGGTCGAAGAGGAACCCGCATCCGCGTCGCCCGTTCACCTTCGAGGTCGTCACGAAGGCCGACGCACCCGACCTGCTGGCTGCGCCGGTTGTGTTCGCCACCCCGGGCGGTGACGAGGACCCAAAAGGTGAGCTGGTCGCGTGGCCCGGATGGGACCGCGACCAGGACACGGCCACGGTGTGGGCGGCCCGCATCCAGCAGGCCCTCGCCGATACCGTCGACTGCGAGCAACTCGCTGAACGCTGGCTCGCTCAGGAACTGGTCAAAGCCGACGTCGACCAGTTCGCCACCGCGCTCGCCGCGGCGTTCCTGACCGCCCAGAGCGTCAATCTCGGCCCCGCCATCGCCCGCATGCTCACCGGGATCTGGACCGAAGGGTGGGCCATCGGCGCCCACTCGGCCCGATCCCTCCTCGACCGGGCCCGTGCCCGCTTCCCGTGGCGTAAGGGCGACCAGCAGGCCGCCGAACACACCCTCACCACCGCCGCCCAGGAGGCGCTGCGAGCCTTCCGGGACCGCAGTGCCAGCATCGCCCGCACGGTCACCGAGGGGCGTATCCAGGTCCTCGCCAACGTCCTCGCCGGCGCCCGTCCCGCCGGGATGAACGTCACTCAGCTCGCCCGGGCACTGCGCGACGCTCTCGCCGACCCGGCGTTCGCGTACCGGCTGGCCCTCACCGAGACCGTCCGCGCGTCCACCCAGGCGGCCCGCGACACCTACACCACCGCCGGGGTGACGCGCTGGAAGTGGCTGACCGAACCGGGCGCCTGCCCGATCTGCACCGCCAATGCGGCAGCCGAATCCCGCACCATCGGCGAGATGTGGCCCGACGGATCCGAAGCACCCCCAGCTCACCCCAACTGCCGGTGCAGCATCGCACCGGCCTGATCGTGCGCCCGCGCACCGGGCGAGGAGGACCAATGCCTGAAACCGCCTACGCGTGGGCGCCCATCACCAAGACCGAGGAAGACTCCGACGGAACCCTGCTCGTGTACGGGCCGGCTGCTTCACCCGACCTGGACCGCGACCAGCAGCGCCTCAACGCGGCGTGGCTGAACCAGGCCATGCCGCGCTGGTTCGCCGAGGGGGCGAACGTCCGTGAGCAGCATGATGGCAAGAAGGCGGTCGGTGTCGGGGTCGGCCTCGCCAAGGGCGACGACGGGGAAACCCACATGCTGGCCGCCCGGATCGTCGACCCGGTCGCCGTCGCCAAGGTCAAGCACGGTGTCCTGAAGGGCTTCTCCGTCGGCATCAAGAACCCGAAGGTCACCATGGGGAAGTCCGAAGCACCGGGCGGTGAAGTCGTCGGCGGCGACATCGTGGAGGTCTCGGTCGTGGACCGGCCGTGCAACCCGACCACCCTGTTTGAGATCGCCAAGGCCGACGGTGCCGGCGGCGCCCTCGAGGCGGTCGAGGAACCGCAGGTGCAGGAGAAGTCCGACGCCGAAGCGTTCGGCCTCCCCGGCGAGCTGTACGAGCGGCTCGCAACCCCGGTGAAGGAGGCCCTCGCACGCCTCGCGGACGGCGGTGCCACGGTCACCGCAGAGACCGTGAAGGCGGACGACGAGGCACCGCATCTGACCGTTAACGTCCACGTCACCGCCGTACCCGAGGTCGCCGTCGAGAAGGCGGACCTGTCAGCCGCCGGGCGACGCAAGGCGGCCGCATCGGGTGCGGCGATGCCGGACGGCTCGTACCCGATCAACACAAAGGCGGACCTGCGGAAGGCCATCCGCGCCGTGGGCCGCGGCAACGCCGATCACACGGCGATCAGGAAGCACATCATGAAGCGGGCCAAGGCCCTCGGACTGGAGGCCATGGTGCCCAAGAACTGGAACGCTGACGGATCTCTCAAGGACGACGCCACCAAGGCCGACGTCGACCCTGAGCTGATCGCGAAGGCCGAGCAGGTGCTGCGCGACGTGCGCGCTCTCGCTCCGTCGCTGACGAAGGCCGACGACGGCGAAGGCGACGGGGGCGACGGCAACGGGGGCGGTGAAGACGAGAGCGAGGACATCGCGGGTGCCGAGCAGGCCATCGCGGTGATCGCGAAGCTCATCATCGCCGAGGCCGAGTCCCTCGCCATGGGCAACCTCAACGAAGCCTGCGACATCGACCTCCTGCTTAGCGCGGTGCGCTCGCTGAAGTGGTTCAAGGACCGCGAAGCAGCCGAGCAGGCGGGCGGCGCCGACATGGAGCTCGCCGACAAGCCCGACGGGGAGAAGGCCGCAGGGAAGGCCGGCGGCAAGCTCGAGCCGCCCTTCGGGAAGAAGAAGACTTCCGGCGCTGATGACGCCGGAGACAACGAGGACGAAGACGACGATGAGGACGACGACGGCAAGAAGCCGGCCGCATCCAAGTCCGACGTCCCCACGCTCACCAAGGCAGACGTCACCGAGCTGGTGAAGACCGCCGTCGCAGAGGCCACGACCGCCCAGGAGGAGCGCACCAAGGCGCTCGAGGCGGACCTGGCGAAGGCGCAGGCGACCATCGACGAGCTGAAGGCTCTGCCGCAGCCGGGCGGACCGGTGCTGACCCGCACCACCATTCAGGAGGCCGAGGCTCGCAAGGGCGACGCCGCCCTCCTTCGCGCTCAGGCGCACGAGTTCCTCGCCAAGGCCGACCAGTGCAGCGACCGCTACCTCGCGGACGGCTACCGCGAGAAGGCCCAGGAGCTCCTGGCCAAGGCCGACGCCTGACCGCTTCCACCCGAACGCTCTCCTGACCCCCACTGTGGGGTCCTTTTCATGAAGGGAGCCCGCTGTGGCTCTGCCCAACGCAGAAGTGCTGTTCGGCGACTCGCCGGACGCCCCGAAGCTCTCCAAGGGAGAGGTCGCGACCCGCTTCGACGCCCTGATGAAGGCCGTCGACACCACGCCGACCCGCACCCTCGGCCCGCAGGACGTCACGTCCGCGTTCGCCGCCGGCCGCGGCATCGACTTCACCGTCCAGCCGACCAGCGCGTACGGTGCGCTGACCAAGGCGCTTTCGGCGCCGGAGCTGACCAAGGGCATCAGCGCGGAGGCCCTCGCCTCCGTCACCGAGGCCCTGGACCAGCTGAAGTCGCAGCAGCCCGACCTGGTCAAGGACATCACCACCTCGAGCCCGGTCTCTTCGGGTCTGGTCGCGTTCGACCTCGAGGCGCCGGCGAAGATGCTGACGCCGCGGCCGACGCCGCTGCGGAACCGGATCGCCCGCCGTAAGGGCATCGGCACGTCCCACCGGTTCAAGCGGATCACCGGGTTCACGGGTACCGGTACCGGTGGTGTCGGCAACATCCACCCGGGTATCGCGGACACCACGCAGACGAACTTCGCCCCCTCGGGTGCGTCGAACAGCCTGTACTACGCGCGCGGCCCGAAGATCAGCTACGCGGGTGACGACCAGGTCGTCCCCTACAGCCAGTTCAGCGTCTCCGACGAGGTGACCTGGTCCGCGCAGTACGCCGGTCAGGGCTTCCAGGACATCCGCCAGCTGTCCCGTACCTCGCTGATGTACTCGTCGATGCTGCTGGAGGAGCGGATGCTCCTCATGGGCCGTGGCACCGCCAGCGGCTTCCTCGGCGCCCTGTCCGCGCCGACCGGACTGTCGCTGGGCACCCCCCGCACGCCCGCCGCTGGCGAGACCGGCCTGACCGGCGTGACCACGAACATCTACGTCAAGGTCACCTCCGACGCGGGCGACTTCGGCCAGTCGGTCCTGTCGTCGGCCGCCAACGTGGCGATCACGAACGGGCAGGTCGTGGACCTCACGTTCACGCTGCCCGCCGGTGCGCTCGGCGCCCGCGTGTACATCTCCACCGGCGCCTCCGACCCTGGCGACGCGTCGCGCTGGTTCTACGCCCGCACCGGCACCGGGAAGATCACCATCCAGGGTGCGCTGCCCACGTCCGGCACTGCCGCGTCCACGGTCACCGCGGACACGTCGGCGTACGCGAACGGTTACGACGGCATCCTGCCGATCTGCACCGGCGCGAACTCCGGCTACGTCAACCGGCTCAACACCACCCTGTCGACCAACAACCCGGGCGTGGAGTGGCAGAACGCGTTCGCGTCGCTGTACCAGTCGGTGAAGGCCGACCCGGACCGGACGCTGCTGAACGGCTCCGACCGCAAGCAGCTCTCCGACGCCCTGAAGACGTCCTCGTCGTCGAACTACCGGATGACGATCACGCAGGACGAGCTGACCGGTGTGACCATCGGCGATGTCGTCAACACCATCGTCAACGAGGTCACCGGCAAGGGCGTCTCCGTCGAGGTGCACCCGTGGATGCCGCAGGGCAACTCGGTGATCCTCTCCGACACCCTGCCGATCCCGGACTCCCAGGTCTCCGACGTCTGGGCCGTGTGGAATGTCCAGGATCTGATGGGCATCGACTGGCCGGTCACGCAGTTCGCGTACGAGTCCTCCTCGTACTGGTTCGGGACTTTCGTCTGCTACGCCCCCGCCTGGAACGGCGCCATCACCGGCATCCAGGCCGCGTAACCCCACACCACTCGCACGGGACCCGGTCGCTGCGGCCGGGTCCCGTCACCGGAGGTCAACCATGCTCGTCAATCTTGCGCCGGCTCCATCGGGCAGCGTGAACCTCGGCAACGGGCCAGTGAAGATCCGCAACATCGGGCCGGGGCGCGTCCTTCTGGAAGCAGCTACCTCGGCAGCCGCGGTTCAAGGCCTCACCGATGAGAATGCGTGGCCGCGGGAACCGGGTCAGGAAATCGAACTCACCGTAGGCAGCGCCTACGGCGCGCTGTACGCGGTCGGTTCGCCCAGCAACACCGGCAACACCAGCCTGCTCGTGCTGAACGCTGGAGGCCAGCCGTGACGCGTCTCTGTCTGCCCGACGGCGCCGTGCGCGGCGTCGACTTCGAAGGCGCCCGCACCGGCGCCCGCACGGGCTCGTACACGCCCGGCAAGGACGGCACCATCACCGTCGACAACCCCAACCACATCAAGGCCCTGCGCGAGATGGGCGCCTTCGCCGCGAACCTCGGCGGCCGTACAAGCGGCGGCTACCGCTGCGACGCGTGTGGATTCGGGTCGTACTTCAAGACGTGCTCCCGCTGCGGCGGAGCCTGTGAGAAGGAGAGCTGACGTGCCTCCGAGGAAGCGTGCAGCGAGCGCGTCGAAGACCGAACCGGAGCAAGAGCCGGTGGAGACTCCCGCCGGGACCCGGGAAGACCAAGAACCGGAGAAGGCCGCTGCGGGTCCTGAGCCCGACGCCGCGCCAAAGAGCACCCTGAGCGCCAAGCCCGAAAAGGCGGACGAGGGATGGGCCGCGTCGCCGGCCGCACCGGACAGCAAGCCCGCCCTGTGCCGCAGTCACTTCCCCGACCCCATCGACAACGGCGTAACCGCGGTTGCCTGCGAGCACGGCTCCTGGATTCGCACCGCCTAACCCAGCGAACCGAGAGGGGGGCTCGTGCCGTCCATCCCGTATGTCTCCGCAGCCGCATTCCGGGCCCACCCCACCTACCTGGACCTGGACGACCTGCGTTCCGGATCCGCCCTGGAATCCGACCAGACCGCCGAGCTGGTCAACCTGCTGCTGATGGCGTCGGACTGGGCCGACAACCGGGCCGGCCAGAACCTCGGCGCGCACACGGTCGTCCAGAACATGCGGGCCCGCTTCGACCGGTACGGCAACTTGTGCCTGCACCCGGACAACACCCCGGTTCTGGCCATCAGCTCGATCGCGTACGGCTGGTCACCGACATCGCTCACCACGGTGACGTCTCCGTCCACGTGGGTGGAGGACGGCCGGCTGGTGATCGCCGCTCTCGGCGGGGGAGGCCCCTGGACCGGGTCGCTGCAGTTCGGCAGCCCGGTGTCCGGCGGCGAGGTGTTCGTGCAACTCACCTACACCGCGGGATGGGTCGCCACCCAGCTGACCGCCGACGCCGACCAGGGCGCGACGTCGGTGACGGTCGCCGACCCGACCGGGATCCTGCCCGGCCAGACGTACCGGATCTGGGAACCCGGCTCCGAGGAAGACCTCACGGTCTCCACCTCCTGGACGCCGCCGTCCGCTGGGACGCCGATCACGCCCACGGCGGTGCCCCTGGCGGACCCGACGTCCTACGCGCACACCGCCGGCCACGACTTCTCCGGGATGCCCTCCGACATGCGGCTCGCGGTCACCAACTACGCGGTGTCCGCGCTGATGCGGCCGGACACTGCAGCCGAGGACGCCTACCCGGACACGGCACTGTCATCTGGCACCCGGCAGAACGATCCCCGGCGCGACGGCTCCGGCCTGGTGGCGGAAGCCGAGCGGATCCTGTCTAGGTACCAGAGGGTCAGGTGATCGGGTGAGTATCCAGACCGCCCTGGACGGGATCTGCCGGTACTTTGGCGGCGCTTACGATCCGCAGACGCGCACCTACCGGTCCTCGCGGCTGTCCCAGTACGGCGTCGGTGTCGTCCGCAGGGCCTGGCCCAAACGGGACGACCACCAGGATTACTTCTGGGGGCAGGCGCCCGGCGCCCGGACCGGCTGCCAGGTCGTCGTGTACATCCCCCGCAGCACCGAGACACGGTTCGCCCTCGGTGGTGCGACCGGCGGGCAGAAGAACGTGCTGTACGAGGTGCAGCTGTGCTGCTACATCCGCTCCCGCACCCCGTATGCGGAGGACGCGCAGGACGACGTGTACGCCCTCCGTGACGCCCTGGTGGAGCACCTGCGCGCGGATCGGACGCTGGGCGGGGCGGTGTTCGAGGCGGGTGAGCACGTTGACGGCGGGTCCGGGTCGATCGACTTCGACTACGGGCAGCCGGAGACGAAAGCGGAGATGACCAAGAGCTTTCTGCTGATGACGTTCCCGGCTCTGGAGATCGTCCAGGCCTGACCCGCCCGCACCCTCGCTCTTTCCCTGTTTCCCCACCCTGCCGGAGTTCCGCATGCCCGCGAAGCCTGCCCAAGAGCCGGAGCCGGAGCACGCTCCGGCCCCCGCACGCACTGAGGCCGCAAGCACCGTGGTGGCCAAGCCCACTGCCGCCAAGGCCACCCCGGACGACGTACCCGCGGGCCGTCTGCCCGCCGGGGTCTACGAGTTCACCGGGCCGCTGCCCACCCAGTACCTCGAGGTGCCCCTCACCGCGCACCCGGCCACCGCCGACCGTGAGGCGACGGTGTTCGCGTGGCCGGTCAGCGCGCCCGACGACGGCCGCTGGCAGCCCACCAAGAAGAAGCCCAACAGCCTGCCGGACAACGCCCCGGCCCTTTCGGAAGGGGAGTGACCGGCATGGTTTCCACCTACGCGTCCACCAAGCAGTTCATCGGCATCGCAGCGGAGACCACGCAGGGCACTCCGGTCGCGATGACCGCCACGCAGCTGCTGACCACGATGACGCCGTCGGACAAGCCGACGTTCCTGAAGGATCAGTCGTGGCGTGGCAGCATGGGCACGGACGCGTTCGCGCAGATCCTCGGTGTCGGGACCGCCGATGTCAGCCTCGGTGGGCCCGTGTACGGGGACACCGCCGGGTACTGGCTGCGGAACATCCTCGGTGACCTGTCCACGACCGGCACCCCGACCGGGACCGGCGCGACGACACTGAACGCGTCCGCCTCGGCCGGCGCCACGTCGATCTCGACGGTGGCGACGATCCCGGCGGGCACCCTGGTGCAGATCGGGACCGGTGCGACCGCGGAGGTCGTCACCACCGGCACGCCGACCGGGTCCGGCCCGTACACCATCCCGATCAGCACCCCCGCCTCTGGGCTGGCGTTCGCGCACGCCTCCGCGCAGGCGGTCACTCCGGTGCAGTCGGCGGGCCCGTTCACCTACGCCTGGTCGCTGCTCAACTCGGGTGGCGGGCAGCCGGCCAGTCACACGCTGACGCACTACCTCGGCACGACCGCCACGGTCGGGGCCCGCCAGTACCCGGGGTTCTGCCTCAGCCAGTGCAACTTCACGTTCAACGCCGAATCCGAGCTGTTCGCGTGGACGGGGCAGGGCACGTCCTGGCCGTCGGTGGCCGCGGGTGCGGCGCCGACCGCGAACCCCACCACCGTCCTGCCGACCGCGTCGTGGCGTACGAAGGTGGGAATCGGCGGTCCGGCATCGGGCGGGACCCTGGTCAACACGGTGATGGACGGCGAGGTCGACATCACCCGCGAGCTGCAGCCGGTGTTCACCGCGACCGGTGTGCGGACCCCGTACATCATCCAGCGTGGCGGCCTGTCGGTGGCCGGGAAGCTGAACTTCGGCGCCGTCAGCGACGAGACCGTGCTGCTGTACATGCTGAACAACACGCAACCGCAGGTGCAGATCGTCTGCGACAACGGGCAGTCCGGCGCCAACCAGGTCGTCATCCAGATCGACATGAACAGCGCGGTGTTCACGCAGGCCGACCCCGACACGTCGAAGGCCGCCATCGGCTACCAGGCGTCCTTCCAGGCCAACTTCAACACCACGAACGCGGGCGGCTCCGGCGGACAGTCCCCGATCAAGGTGTCCGTGACCTGCGCTGTCGCACCCGGCACCTTCTGATCCGCCCCTTCCCGCACCAACCCCCTGTCGTGTGGTCCCGGAGAGGAAGGGCTCCGGGACCACACCCCCTCCCTTCCACCCGAAAGGCACCACCACCATGCCCGACCGTCAGCCTCTGGCCACTGCCGGCTCCTGGGTCCAGCTCCGCGACCCCCGCACCCTCAAGTCCGGTGACAAGCGGCGCGTGCTGCGTACCGTCCGCGACAACGCGGACGCCGGTGAACTCGCCCTCGGCATGCTCGACGCGATCGCCACGGTCGCCGTCGAAGCGTGGAGCCTCGCCCTGCCGGTCCCGGCGAGCGACGTCAAAGTCCTGGACCTGATGGAGATCGCGGACTACGACCGGCTGTGCGAGCTGCTCGGCCCGACGCAAGATGTCCTGTTCCCGACGCCGGTCGAGGAGACCCCGGAGCAGGCGGCGGATGAGGCTTCCCCTACCGAGCCTTCCGCCGCGTAGTCGCGCGGCTGGAAGGACGCCCCATCCCCGGCAGCGAGACCGCCCCGGTCACGCTGCTGGAGCAGGCTGCCGACTATGCCTGGTTCGCTGAGCGCTGGGGCTGGCCGCCGTCCGTGGTCGACGAGCAGCCCGCCTGGATCATCGAGCGTCTCCCGACCCTGGCGGAGGCCTTCGACGAGGCGACGGCCGCGGTGCAGGAGCGAGCGCAGCAGGCGGCGGAGCGGCGGGCCGGGAGGTGACCTCGTGTCTGACATCAGCGTGAGCGTGCAGGGCGCCGACAGGGTGGAGGCCGCCCTGGACCGGATCGCGCAGCGGGTCCGCTCTGCCACGCGCAGCGCCGTGAAGGACGCCACCCGGCTCGTGGAGCGCCGCGCCAGCGTGGAACTGGGCCGCTACTACCACCCGCCGGGCACGCCGACCCCGTCGCCGCCCGGTCAGCCGCCGGCCCGTATCAGCGGGCATCTGCGTGGCTCCCTGTCGCCGACCGGCCCCTACCCGGTCGCGGGCGGGTTCGGCGGGAAACTCGGGCCGACCGCGGTGTACTCGCGCATCCAGGAGCTGGGTGGGCAGGCGGGCCGCAATCACTCGGTGACGCTGCCACCGCGCCCTTACATGAGGCCCACCCAGAGCAAGGCCATGGCCGACGGGTCGCTGCGCCGCATCTTCGTCGGCGCCTGGCGCCGCGCCCTCTAACACCGCCCCTCCCCCGCCGGACAGTCGCACAACTGAAGAGGGGGAGGGCCCGTGGCCGACTACCTGGACCCCGTAGTCATCGAGCTTGAGGGCCGCGACCAGAAGCTGCGGGACACCCTCGCCCGTGCCAAGGCGGACATCCGCCGGTTCACCGCGGATGTCGGCCGGATGAACGCGGATATCGGGCTGAAGCTGGACGACGCATCGGTGCGGCGCGTGGAGGCCACGCTTGCGCACTTGACGCGGGATCGCACGGTCAGGATCCTCGCCGATGCCGACACCCGAATTGCCGCCTCGGATCTCGACCTCTTGACGCGTGCCCGGCAGGCGCGGATCACCGCGGACGCCGACACTCGGGTGGCTGCGGACGACCTTGCTCTGCTCACCCGTCCACGTACCGTGACGGTCCACACCCGAGTCACCGGTAACACCAACGTCCCCAACCCGAGCCCGAACACCCCGGGTCCGCGTGGTGGCGGCGGCGGGGAAGGCGGTGGCGGCGGCGCGCTGGGCGCTCTGCTGTCCCTGGCTCCGGCGCTGGCCCCGATCGCAGCGGAGGCCGTAGCGGTCGCGGGCGCCGTCTCGGCTGCCACCGTCGCCGTCGGCGCATTCGGTGCGGCCGTCAAGCCGCAGCTCGGCATGATGTCCGGGCTCGGCGACGCGCAGGCGAAGGCGTCCGCGGCGGTCGCCAAGTACGGTTCGGGCTCGAAGCAGGCGGCGCAGGCCCAGCAGGAGCTGTCGCAGGCGATGGAGTCGATGCCGGCGCAGACCTTGAAGGCGGCCGGCGCGCTCATGGTCCTCAAGGACGATTTCGCCGGTTGGTCGGATGGCCTGGCGAAGTTCACGATGAAACCGGTCACGCAGGGCATTGAGATCCTCGATGCGGTGCTGCCGAAGCTGTCGCCGCTGGTGAAGGGTGCTTCCATCCAGTTCACCCGGCTCACCACCATGCTCGCCGGCGGGGTGAACAGCGGCGCGTTCGACGGGCTGATGAACCGGTTCTCGACGTTCACCAACGGCGTCCTGAAGGGTGCCGTGGACGGTGTCGTCCACTTTGTGCGCGTCCTCTCCCAGGGCAGCGGCAGCAACGCCATGTCTCAGTTCATGGCTTACGCCAAGGCGAACGCGCCGCTGGTGAAGGAGACCCTGACCAACCTGGCGCAGGCCATCCTGAAGATCCTTCAGGCCGCGTCGCAGGCCGGGCCGGGCATGCTCACCCTGGTCAATGCTTTCGCCCGTCTGGTGGCGGCGATGCCGACCTCGCTGATCACCCGTCTGCTGCAGTTCTACACCGCGTTCAAGCTGATCAAGATGAGTGCGTCCGGGATCGATACGGTCGCTACCGGGGTGCAGGCGCTGGTCTCGAAGTTCGCCGCGCTGCGGGCGGCCTCGGCGACTGCGGGCGGCGGTCTGGCCGGGCTGAAGGCCGCGTTCATGTCGCTGAGCACAGCGGCGAGGGCCTCCGTGATTGTTGCGGGGATCGCCGCGGTCGCGGCCGTCCTGATGAAGCTGTCGGAGTCGAGTAAGAAGGCTCCCGACGTCGACCGGATGACCACCGCGATCGGCAATTTGGGCACCACCGGCAAGGTCACCGGTGAGGCGCTGCGCGTCTACGGTGCCAACCTCGACGGCCTCAGCAAGTCCATCGACCGGGTCTCCGGCAAGGCCAGCGGCATGGACAAGTTCAACGACGTCATGAACAAGATCTTCACCTTGGGCATGTCGAAGTCGAACTCGATGAAGGAGGCCGAGCAGAACGTCGACGCGCTCGACAAGTCCCTCGCGAACCTGGTGAAGGACGGCCACGCCAAGGTCGCCGCGCAGGCCGTGAAGGACCTGATGGACGCGTATGCGAAGAAGGGCGGCGACCCGAAGAAGTTCGCATCCCAGCTGGACGACTACAAGTCCGCGCTGGCGGACTCCGCGCTGGAGCAGAAACTCGCCGGCGAAAGCATGGGCCTGTTCGGTAACGAGGCAGTCAAGACGTCCCAGAAGCTGGATGCGCAGAAGGCGTCCGCTGACGGCCTGCGCCAGAGTATTCAGGCGTTGAATGACGTCAACCGGCAGGGGTTGGGCGGAATGATCGCTTTTAACCAGTCCATTGCCGACGCCGCCAAGGCCGCCAAGGACAACGCGGGCGCCCTGACGATGACGCACGGACAGCTCAACCTCAACAGTCAGAAGGCCCGCGACGCGGCCAGTGCGCTGCAGGACCTCGCGGACAAGACCGACAGCGCCGCATCGTCGGCCCGGGACGCCGGCTCGTCGTGGGAGACCGTCAACGGGATCTACGCCAGGGGCCGCGCCGACCTGATCAGGTTTGCGGAGCAGATGGGCCTGTCCAAGTCGCAGGCGCAGGCCCTCGCCGACCAGATTCTGAAGATCCCGGACAAGACCGCCAAGGTCAAGATGAACACCGAGGACGCCACCCGCGACCTCGAGGCCTTCAACGCGAAGGTCCACAGCTCGCCAGGCGCGAAGTCGGTCACGCTGAAGACGCTATCGTCGGCTGCTGAGAAGGTGCTGCAGTCGTTCGGGTACAAGGTGACGCACCTCAAGGACGGCAGCGTCAAGATCACTGCTGCGACCGGGCATGCCCTGTCCGGGATCAAAGACGTCCAGGGTGCTGTGAACGGCCTGCACGGCAAGACGATCACTGTCACCACCCGGTACGTCAACTCCCTCGCGCAGCCGGGACAGTCCGTCCACGATGCCGTGGGCGCCACCGGCGGCCTGTTCACCGGCAAAGGGTTCCGCTACGCGGGGGGTGGCCTCGTCTCCGGGCCGGGCACAGGCACATCCGATGACGTATTCGCGCCGTGGCTGTCCAACGGCGAGTTCGTCATCAAGGCCGCAGCGGTCCAGAAGTACGGCGAGAAGTTCCTGCAGCTCCTGAACCAGGGCGCGCTTCAGACGCCGCACTTCGCCCGCGGCGGCCGGGTCAAGCTCACGCAGGCCGAGAAGGACGCCCGCGGCCAGCTCACCGGCAGCTTCGGCATCAGCTCCTTCGGTCGCATGGCCGGCTATCAGAGGACGTCGTTCGAGCACGGGCTAGCCGCCCCGACGGACGTCTACGCCTTGGTGGACTCGCTGAACGGGGTCCGCGGGGAGATCAAGAAGGCGTTCAGTGGCCGGACGGAGTCGTCGCTGCTGAGGCAGCTCGACAGGGCCGGGAAGAGCCTGATCAGCTACGACAAGCAGCTCACGAAGGTCACCGCGAGTCTCGCCTCGGCCAAGAGCAAGCTGGACGATCTGAAGAACAGCGCGGCTGAGCTGAAGTCGTCGGTGTCGTCGAGCATCATGCAGAGCAACTCCGTGGTGACGCAGGCGCCGCAGGAGGGATTCGCGCTCACCAGCCAGGACGTCCTCAACAACATGGCGTCCCAGCTGTCGAACACGCTCACCTTCTCCAACAACCTGCAGGCGCTGAAGAAGAAGGGCCTGAGCGCCGACCTGCTCGAACAGATCGCATCCGCCGGCGTCGACCAGGGCGGCGCCACCGCCGCGGCGCTGATGGGCGCCAGCTCGAACACCATCAAGCAGCTCAACTCGATGCAGTCCCAGATGAAGAAGTCCGCCGATGCGGCCGGGTCGGCTGTGGCGGACTCCATGTACGGGGCGGGGATCAAGGCTGCTGAGGGTCTGGTGAAGGGCCTGGAGAAGAAGCAGAAGTCCATCGAGAACGCGATGCTGAACATCGCCAAGGGCATGGAGAAGGCCATCAAGCATGCTCTGGGCATCAAGTCCCCGTCCACGGTGATGGCCAAGCTCGGCGACTTCACCGCTCTGGGTCTCGCGCACGGCATCGACCGCAGCAGCAAGCATGCGGTCATCGCCGCGCGCGGCATGGCCATGTCCGTGGCTCAGGGTTCTTCCCTGTCCGTGTCCTCGAAGCTGACTGCCGTCTCCCCCGCCGGGGCAGGCGGCGGTGGCGGCGTGGTGCATCACCACCACTACGAGTTCCACGTCGAGGGCTCCGTGGTGACGATGGAACGGCTCGCGAAGGACATGGAGGCCGCGTTCCTGCGCCGCGGCATGCGTAACCCGGCCACCTATCCGGCGTACAAGCGCTGACACTCCGATAGCTCGAGGGCGCCGCCGGGCGCCAGATAGGGAAGGTGCCCGGTGACGAATCCGAAGATCGCCCTGTTGCAGGATGCGTTCAGTGCTGCTGCGATCGACGCCGCGCTGTGGAACTCGGTCACCGGCGGTACGGCCAGCCTGGACACGGTCAACGACCAGGTGGTCCTGTCTGTGCCGACGACCAGCGGCGCGACGAATACGTTCGGGTCGACGCTGCTGTGGGACGCCACCTCGAGCGGCATCTACGCCCAGGTCGGGGCCGCGCCGAACGGCAACGGCGGCACTAAGACGGTCTTCAAGCTGCTGGTGGACGCCAACAACTCGGTCGCCCTGCGTATCGAGTCCGGCGTCTTCAAGTTCACTCTGCAGACGGCCGGGACAACCACCACGACGACGTTGCCCGCCTACGACCCGCACCAGCATCGCTGGTGGCAGTTGCGGGAGACCGGCGGATCGTGGGCGGCGGACACCTCCCCTGACGGCCTGAACTGGACCAACCAGGTCACCAGCAGCTACACGTGGTCCGGGTCGGCGACCGGCATGCAGTTCGTGTTCCAGACCGGCGCCAGCACCACCGAAGTAGCCGGGAACGCCGCGACCATCACCAACATCAACTTTCGCGGCGCCGGCGCGTTCAACCCGAACTGGCCCACCGTCGAGGACGCGTGGGCGCCGTTCTGGAACGCCAACGGGGGCGACTCCCCGCTGGACCGCTACGTCGAGGTCACCGACCGCACTCGGGGCAGCGTCTCCATCAGCCGGGGCCGGCAGTACGAGCTGGACCAGGTCCGCTCCGGTGAGGCGTCGATGACGCTGGCCAACACCGATGCGGCGCTGGACCCGACGAACGGCAGCGGCCCGTGGGCGGGGCACATCGCCCCTTACCAGCCGTACCGGCGGCGCGCGCAGTGGCCGCCCACACGGAACCTGCTGGAGCAGGCGATGGCCACGGGCGGCGACCTCGGCGGCTACAGCCTCGGCACCATCCCGCAGGGCTCGGCCGGCGCGGACATCTTCTCGTCCACGGACTCCACCGGCGGCAGCTTCGTCGCCTCATCCACGGCCTGGCAGGGCGGCACCGTCATGCAGTTCGCCGTGCCCTCCGGCTCCACATCCACCACCCGGATCTGTCACACGCCGCGCTGGTCGCCCATCCCGGGCCAGGCGTACACGATGCAGATCCGTGTCCGCAACGTCACCGCCTCGACCTCCCTGCAGGTACAGCCGGCCATCGGCTGGTTCACCCCCGGCGGCGGCAACACGCCGACGACGTTCGCCTACGGCAGCACGAGCACGCTGACCGGCTCGGCCACGGCCGCCTGGACGACCCTCACCATCACGGCCACCGCACCGTCCAACGCGGCCGGGATGGACGTCGGGGTGGTCCTCGCGGCCACCGCCGCGGCGACAGCCAGCATGCAGGCGGACGGCTGGCAGCTGGAGAAGGGCAGTACGGCCACGACCTGGCAGTGCCCGGGCGTGTGGTACCCGATGTTCGCGGGGTTCACGGAGCGCTGGCCGTCCACGTGGGACATGGCCGGCACGTACGGCAAGGTCGAGCCGGCCGTCGTGGACGCGTTTTCGCTGCTGTCGCAGAAGCAGCTGGCGGATCCGCTGACGCAGGAGATCAACAGTCGTAGCCCGCGGTTCGTGTACAAGCTGGACGACCCGGCGGGGTCCACGGGTGCGTCGGACTGGACGGGTAGCTATCCGGCGGCGCAGCTCGCGGTCAGCAAGTACGGTGCCGGATCGTGGGTGTGGGGCTCGGCGGTCACCGCAACCGACGCGACGGGCACGTACACGGGCAGCAGCGGCACCGTCGCCACGCTGAACAACCCGAACCCGGGCACCACCCTGATCTCTCCGGCGACGTTCCTGAAACTATCGAGTGCGGGGATTGTCGGGCCGGTGGATCCGACATCCTGGGTCCGGATGATCGCGTTCAGGTATACGGGGCCGACTCCTACGACGGGTGCCTACCTCTGGTCCTGCATGGACAACCAGAGGTCGGGCGGCACCCCGTCCGGGGCTCGTATCCACGTGTTCCTGGACACGGCAGGTAAGCCGAACCTGACCATCTCCGGCCCTACAGCGGGAAACATTTTCCTTTTCGGCGGCGCCACGAACTGCGTTGACGGTGACTGGCATTTGCTGCTGTTCGGCTACAACCAGGGAACGCAGCAGGTGATGGCGTCCCAGGATGGCGCCCTTGCTGCTTTCTACGGGAGTATCCCGTCGACGTATGCGCCGACGGGGCTGATCTCCGACAATATTGGCTCGTTCGTTGACGCCACGGTGGGTAATGGCACGATCCTGAACTTCAAGGGTGATTTGGCGTTCGTGGCCGAGTTCGCCTGGTCGTTCGTGACGTCGTCGAATATCCAGAGCATGTACGCGGCGTGGAAGAGCGCTTGCGCTGGCGAGTCGACGGATGCCCGGTACGCGCGGATTCTGCGGTACTCGGGCTACACCGGGCCGTCGTCGATCCAGACTGGGCTCACGACGAGCATGGGCCCGGCGAACATCGACGGCCAGGACGCCATGTCCGCGCTACAGGCCGTAGTCAACACGGAGAACGGCGAGCACTACATTGACCGCTCCGGTTTCGTAGTTTTCAAAAGCCGTGGCGCCCGCTACAACGCCACCACCCCGATCTACACCTTCGGGGAGAACGCTGCGGGCGGAGAGTACCCGTACGAAGACTGCCAGCTGGATTACGATCCGACTCACCTGGCAAATCAGGTGACGGTCACGCAGGAATCCACGTCGCAGAATTTCTACGCCAACGACGCGACCAGCGCCACGAACTATTTCCCCCGCACGATGACCCGGACGATCAACTCGTCGGACGCGGGCGAATGCCAGGACGCGGCGAACTACCTGCTGTCCCGATACAGGAATCCGGCCACCCGGGTCAGCGCCATCAAACTGCACCCATCCGCCAACCCCGCCCTGTGGCCGGATTCCTGTATCGGGACAGCA